ATTATAGATAATACTCCAGGCGCACCAAACTATACGTTGGCAGGTAATGAGTTAAATGACATTAAACAAGGACAACCAGGAGTTAGCTATCAGTTTATAACAAACGGACTAGCTAATACAGGATATCGATTTAAATCATCCGCTCCTTTTACTGCGATTAATCCAGGAGGAATATTTACAGTAGATGGAACTGAAACTCAGACATTAACAGGTGAGATAGAGTTAGTACCAATTACTCCTAACCCCCCAATATGGACATCTACAGACCCTGTAGCTGCAGGCACATATCCTAACTTAGAAGCAGGAGATACTTGGACATATAACTGGACAACAAGTGATGATAATACACCATGTGCAGATTTAGATTATGTTATTACAGTAGATGGGGTAGAGATATTCCCTGCTGCAGGAGCTAGTTGGTTAACTTTTACAGACAATGGCGATTGCACAGGAACGCTAACAGGAACATATCCTGGAGGAAGTATTGATGTAGTGATGACAGTAACAGATAATGATGGATTATCAGCAACTCAAGATTTTACAATATCAGGATTAACAGTAACAGGAGATACTTTCTTCCAATTTTGGAGTGATACTAGTGGGTCTATGGACTCTACAGTAGAAGTGACATCTCAGATAGCTAGTGTTCCAGTTGTAAAAACAGAAGCTGCTAACTCATTTAATACTAGTGGTAGCACACAAATTTCCATAGGCGTTACCTTGAGTCCGTTACCTAATGGTATGGGTAAAGTTTCTGAAGGAGCAAGAAAGTCATACTTATGTATTGTAGATGGTATGGAAGTTGTACATCCTTCAATACCTTCAGGAACTTTCGCTGAGTTTTTTGCACAATCTGGACTTGAGAGGATATATAACCTTGTTACATCTACAGGAGCTTCAGTTCAATTAACTTCAAGTATAACATATAGGGATTCAATTACTTTTAATCTAACAGACGCTCAGAAATCTGCTGATTATGCAAATACAAAAAATTTAAGAAACTTACTTCAAGATTTCTATGCAACAGGAGGAACTGAAGCAAGTGGAAATACAGACAGAGCTACTAATGGTAGTGATGCTTATGATTCCAGAATATACTGGTGTAATGACATAGCGGAAAGACAAATAGGATTCCTTGCAAACCGAGGCTTGGGAGACACTATAGATGCAAATGGATATTATCCAAATGCAGATACTGTAGTTATGTTTGCGTTTGGTGATGAATCAATAAGTAGTTATAATATGCAGAATCAAGTACCTGGTGCAGGTATTGATAACCCTTGGACAAATAGAGATAATACTACAAATGCTAACTTAGTAGCTGATATAGCTGCTGTTAGAAGCTTTATTTCTACACTTGAAACTGCAGCAGGAACTACTAATATTTATAGGTCTAAGTTTTTTCATCCTTACCCTTACCTCCTTCCCGATTCAACGCTATTACCTTTAGTATCACCTAATGGAATGCTAGCCGCAAATAATTTTACTAACCCTCCAGTTAGTAATAGTTATGATGCAGGAGAACCAGGAAGACCGTCTAGTATACCTGCTAATGCATATTCTAATATAACTATGTTAAATGATTACACGACAAGCACTCCACGAAGAATGTATTGGTCAGAAGATTTAGAACATAACCCTGCAGACCCTGAGCAGTATTGGTACGACCAAATAAAAGATGCTTTAGTGGCAATGGGCTTTAATGTATAATTAAATTAAATAAATAATGGATATAAGAAAAATATCTGTCGGTGCAGATTATAAGTCTAGTGCTATGCACTACATAGTAAATCAAGAGATTTTTAATGGAAGTTATCGTATTCATTTAATAAAGCATATAAACGAAAGCAACTCTATAAAAGTTTGGATTGAAAACAAACAAGCAGAAATATTTCTTTGGAAAGAATTTAATTCTAATATGCCTATATCAATTGAATATAATATAAATTTTGAATGAAATCACCTTTTTATTTCATTGTAAAACCATGCAATGACAAAAGGTATGATAACACAAAAAAAATTGGAAATGTTAATTTTATAACAAGCACATCCAAAGAAGATCATACCGCATCAAATAGATACGCAGAAGTTGTATCAGTTCCTATAAACTACAAAGGAGAAATATCTTCTGGAGATATACTTTTAGTTCATCATAATGTTTTTAAATATTATAATGACATGAAAGGAAAAGAAAGAAGTGGTAAGAGTTTTTTTAAAGACGATTTGTTTTTTATAGACTTTGACCAATTTTATATGTATAAACATAACAACAAATGGTTATGTCATTCAAAGTATTGCATGGTAAAACCTATACCTAAAGAACAAAAGTACTTAAAGACTCATCAAGATGAAGAGCCATTAGTAGGTATAATTAAATATTCAAATAAAATTCTTACAGAAAAAGGTATTGTTGAAGGAACTAAAGTTTCGTTTCAACCAGATAGTGAATATGAATTTACTGTAGACGATGAAAAACTTTATAGAATGTTTGATAAAAACATAACATTAGTATTATGAATAATACTGAATTAAAATTAGAAATAATAAAAGCAGGTAAAAAAGCTGTAAAAGAACTTATAAAAGTTGCTAATGAAGGTATATTAAAAAAAGACCTAGATGGACTAGCTCCTGATATAGCAGCAGATAGATTAAAAAATGCAGCGGCATCTAAAAAGCTTGCAATATTTGATGCTTTTGAAATCTTAACAAAGATTGAAGAAGAAAATAATATGATAGACATTAATAAAAAAGAAAGTAAAGCATCTTCATTTAAAGGATTTGCTGAAGGTAGATCAAAATAATGTACGAACAAACTTTATATAAAATACTAGATGATATTATACCTGAAAAGGAATTAAAGTCTAATAATAAAAAAAAGGCTTGGGTATATGGATATAATAAAGAATATGACATTGTTGTTATATCAAAAGATGGTACAATTGGTGAGGTTTATGAAATACAAAATTTAAAGATTGCATTACCAAAACAAAAAAATATTTATCGTTTTAAAAATAGTTATTGGAGTCATATAGAATATCCTAAAGAACTAAGTAAAATAAAAAGTGTTTTTGATTGGGATAAATATCCAGATAATTTTAAAGAAAAGTGGTATGACTATATTGACAAAGAGTTTGAAAGAAGGGAAGAAGGCTTTTGGTTTAATAACAAAAACAATCCTACTTACATCACTGGTTCTCATTACATGTACTTGCGGTGGACAAAAATTGATGTTGGGCAGCCAAACTTTAGGGAATCAAACAGATTATTCTTTATATTCTGGGAAGCTTGCAAAGCAGACTCAAGAAGCTATGGAATGTGTTACCTTAAAAACAGACGATCAGGATTTAGTTTTATGTCATCATCAGAATTGGTTCATCTTGCAACCACATCAAAAGATTCACGTTATGGAATTTTATCCAAAACAGGTTCTGATGCAAAAAAAATGTTTACAGACAAAGTTGTTCCCATATCGCTCAATTATCCGTTTTTCTTCAAGCCAATTCAAGATGGAATGGATAGGCCAAAAACGGAGCTTGCGTATAGAGTTCCTGCGTCAAAACTTACAAGAAAAAAACTTGATGCAAATGAATCTATCAAAGAGCTTGAAGGATTAGATACTACTATTGATTGGAAAAACACAGGGGACAACTCGTATGATGGAGAAAAGTTAAAATTACTAGCTCACGATGAAAGTGGTAAATGGGAAAGACCTGATAACATACTAAATAATTGGAGAGTTACAAAAACTTGTCTTAGATTAGGAAGTAGAGTTATAGGAAAATGTATGATGGGAAGTACATCTAATTCTATTGAAAAAGGTGGTGGTAATTTTAAAAAATTATACTCAGATTCTAACGTAAAAAAAAGGAATAGAAATGGACAAACTAAATCAGGTTTATATTCATTGTTTATACCTATGGAATGGAATTATGAGGGTTTTATTGATATTTATGGTCATCCTGTATTTGATGTTCCAGAAAAAGAAATAGAAGGTCCATTTGGAGATATTATAGACCAGGGCGTTATAGAGCATTGGACTAACGAAGTAGATGGATTGAAGTCAGATCCTGATGGATTAAATGAATATTATAGACAATTTCCTAGAACAGAGTCTCATGCATTTAGAGATGAAAGCAAACAATCATTATTTAATCTTCAAAAATTATATCAACAAATAGATTACAATGATTCTTTAATAAAAGATAGAGTTGTTACAAGGGGTTCTTTTAGTTGGAATAATGGAATAAAAGATACTACAGTTATTTTTACTCCCAATAATTCAGGAAGATTTTATGTTTCTTGGACTCCTAATAAAAATTTACAAAACAATTATTATTTTAAGAATGGAATTAAATATCCTGGCAATGAACACATGGGTGCTTTTGGATGTGATAGTTACGACATTAGCGGTACTGTTGGTGGCGGTGGAAGTAACGGTGCTTTACATGGAATGACTAAGTTTCACATGGATGAAGGTCCTACAAACCATTTTTTTTTAGAATATATAGCAAGACCACAAACAGCAGAAATATTTTTTGAAGATGTATTAATGGCTTGCGTTTTTTATGGAATGCCAATTTTAATAGAAAACAATAAACCTAGATTATTATATCATTTTAAGAATAGAGGATATAGAGGGTATAGTATGAATAGGCCTGATAGACAGTATAATAAATTATCAAAAACAGAAAAAGAATTAGGAGGAATGCCTAATAGTTCTGAAGATATTAAACAAGCTCATGCAGCTGCTATAGAATCTTATATTGAAAAACATGTAGGATTTGATTTATCTGGAGCTTTTAGAGGTGAAGATGAAATAGGTTCTATGTATTTTACAAGAACATTAACAGATTGGGCAAGATTTAATATTAATAACAGAACAAAGTTTGATGCTTCTATTAGTTCAGGTTTAGCTATAATGGCTACACAAAAAAACCTATATCAGCCCATTAAAAAGAAATCAAAAATAAAACTTAACTTTGCAAGATATGACAATAAGGGAAGTTATAGCCAAATCATACAATAAATGGAGGATGTAAAAATTTCATTAAACCCAACAGGATTTCCTAGTCAATTTGTTTCTGACTCAGAAAAAAAATCTTATGAGTTCGGTTTACAAATAGGCCAGGCTATTCAATACGAATGGTTTAGAAAAGATGGTCGTCAAAGTAGATTTTATAGTCAATGGGCAGAGTTTCATAGATTACGATTGTATGCTCGTGGAGAACAATCTATACAAAAATATAAAAATGAATTAGCTATTGATGGAGATTTAAGTTATTTAAATCTTGACTGGACTCCTGTTCCTATTATTCCAAAATTTGTTGATATAGTAGTTAATGGAATGGCTGATAGAATATTTAAAGTAAATGCTTATGCTCAGGATAGCATGTCTTTAGATAAAAGAAGTGAATATCAAAAACAACTTCAAAAAGATATGTTAGCTAAGCCTGTAATGAAACAGGTTCAACAAGATTTAGGAATAAATACTTTTGCTACATCAGAAGAAGATGTGCCTAATAGTTCTGAAGAACTAGCTTTGCACATGCAACTTAAATATAAGCCTTCAATAGAAATAGCTGAAGAAGAAGCTATAAATACAGTTTTATCTGAAAACAGGTATTATGAAATACAAAAGCAATTGTATTATGACCAAACAATACTGGGAGTTTCAATGTGTAAAAACACTTTTAAGCCAGGCTCAGGTATTTCTATAGAATATGTAGATCCTGCTAATGTTGTGTATAGTTATACCGAAGACCCTCATTTTCAAGATTGTTTTTACTGGGGAGAAATCAAAACAATTCCTATTGTAGAGTTAAAAAAAATAGATACTAGTTTGACTAGACAAGATATGGATGAAATATCTAAATATAGTCAAAGTTGGTATAATTACAATAATACTGCTCAATATTATAATAATAGCTTATTCAGTAAAGATAGTGCTACAGTTTTGTTCTTTAATTATAAGACTACAAATACTTTTACTTACAAGAAAAAAGTAAATGCATCTGGAGCTGAAAAAGTTATTGAAAAAGAAGATACTTTTAATCCTACTTCAGAAATGCAAGAAGAAGGTAATTTTAAAAAAGTTTCTAAAACAATAGATGTATGGTATGAAGGTGTTATGGTTATGGGTACTAATATTCTTCTTAAATGGGAGATGTCTGAAAACATGGCTAGACCTCAATCTGCATCTCAAGAAGTTTATCCTGAATATGTAGCGTGTGCGCCTAGAATGTATAAAGGTGTTTTTGAATCATTAGTTAGACGTATGATTACGTTTGCAGATTTGATACAAATTACTCATTTAAAATTACAACAAGTAATATCTAGAGTAGTTCCTGATGGTGTGTTTATAGATGCAGACGGATTAAATGAAGTAGATTTAGGAACAGGGCAGGCATATAATCCTGAAGATGCATTAAGAATGTTTTTTCAAACAGGTTCTGTTATTGGTAGAAGCTATACACAGGATGGAGATTTTAACCAAGCTAAAGTACCAATACAACAATTAAACAGTAATTCAGGTCAAGGTAAAATAAATAGCTTGGTAGGTTCATATAATCATTATATGCAAATGCTAAGAGATGTTACAGGCCTTAATGAAGCTAGAGATGGATCAACACCAGATTCATACTCTTTAGTAGGACTACAAAAATTAGCTGCTTTAAGTAGTAATACTGCAACCAGACATATTTTAGATGCAGGATTACAAATAAGTCAAAGGCTATGTACTGCTTTATCTAGCAGAATTGCTGATTTATTAGAGTATTCAGAATTTAAAGATGAATTAACTAATCAAATAGGAAGATTTAATGTTTCTATAATTGATGAAATTAGTAAATTATATTTAAGTGACTTTGGAATATTTATAGAAATAGAACCTGACGAAGAAGAAAGAAAAATGCTAGAACAGAATATTCAAATGGCATTACAGAGAGATTCTATAAATTTAGAAGATGCTATTGATATACGTGAGATAAGAAACTTAAAGTTAGCTAACCAAATACTTAAGTTAAAAAGAATAGCAAAACAAGATAGACAACAAAAAGAAAAAGCTGCGGAAGCACAGCAACAAGCTCAGATTAATGCTCAATCTCAACAAATGGCAGCTCAAGCAAAAATGCAACAATTCCAAATGGAAAATCAAGCTGCTGTACAATTAGAGCAAGCTAAGAGTCAATTTGCAGTTCAAAAAATGCAAGGTGAAGCTGCGATAAAAGCAGAGCTTATGAATCTTGAATTTTCACTTCAAATGAAATTAAAAGGAGTGGATATAGACTTAAAAAAGATGGAGCAGGAAGGTTTGCAGAAACGAGAAGCTGAAAGAGAAAATGCTAAATCAAATAGAATATCTCAAGCTAATACAGAGCAATCAAAACTTATAGAGCAAAGAAAAAATAATCTACCTTCAATTAGTTTTGAATCAAATGAAGATAGTTTAGATGGTTTTGACTTAGCAGAATTTGAGCCTAGATAACCTTAAAAATCAATTATAATTATATATTAACTTTGTAAAAATTAAATTAAATGGAAATTAAAGTGAAATCATTAGATTCTGTTCCAGAGAAATCTGTTCAGGAAGTAGAAGAAACTCTACTTAAAAAACACGAAGAAGAAAATAACGATAAATCTACTGATGTTGTTGAAGATCAACCTGTAGAAAAAGTAGCCGAAGATTCGGCAGTTGAAAGTCCAACTATAAAAGACGAAGACGTTCTTTCATATATTAAAAATAGATATAATAAAGATATATCTTCAGTTGATGATTTGTTTGCTGAAAGAGAGCAATCAGAAAGTTTACCAGAAGATGTGTCAAAATATTTAGATTATAAAAAAAACACAGGGCGTGGATTTGAAGATTTTGTAAAAATAAATAAAAATTACGATGACTTAAATGATGACCAGGTGTTATCAGAGTATTATTCTTTAACAGAATCAGATTTAGATAATGAAGACATTCGTTATTTAATGGATGAAAAGTTTTCATATGATGAAGAAATTGATGATGAAAACGAAATTAAAAAAAAGAATATTGCTAAAAAAAGAGAACTTTCAAAAGCTAAAAAGTATCTTAATGATGTAAAAGAACAATATAAAATTCCTCTTGAGTCAAGTGGGAATTCATTGTCTGAAGATCAACAAAAAGATATTGAAGCTTATAGAAGTTATATAGAAGAATCTAAATCTACTTTAGAGGCTCACGAGAGAAAAAATAAATTTTTCTTAAAGAAAACAAATGAAGTTTTTAATCCTGAATTCAAAGGTTTTGAGTTCAATGTAGGAGATAAAACCGTTAAGTATTCTTACGGTGATGTTAATGAAATGAAATCTAAGCAAAGTGATTTAAACAATTTAGTCAAAAAATATGTTGACGACGATGGTTTGATTTCAAATGCTAAAGGGTGGCATACAGCATTAAGTGCTGCTATGGATCCTCAAAGATTTGCTAATTATTTTTATGAGCAAGGTAAAGCTGATGCTATAGAAGATGTTACTAAAAAAAGTAAAAACATTAATATGAGCATGAGACAAACTCCTCAAGCAATTGGCGACACTGGATTTAAAGCCAGACAAGTTTCAGATACAAGTGGAAAAGGATTAAAAATTAGAAGTAAAAAAAATAGTTAAAAATTAAAAACAAAAGTTATGGCAGTAGATGCAGTACCTGGGTTTGACTTACAACCAAGTTCAGAACAGGTTTTATTACAAACAAATTATATTACTAACTTTGATTTCTTAAATCAGTATTTACCAGATACTTACGAAAAAGAATTCGAACGTTATGGAAACAGAACAGTAGCTTCATTCTTACGAATGGTTGGCGCTGAAATGCCTTCTAACTCTGACCTTATCAAATGGGCTGAGCAAGGAAGATTACACACGAAGTATACAAATGTTACTTCTCAAGCAGCAGCAGCTCAAGACATTGCAACTTTAGATATTAATGATGCTTTAGTTCCTGGAACAGGAGACATTGCATTAAGAGTTGGTCAAACAGTGATGCTTTCTGATAGCTCTATAAATTCAACAAATAGTAACAAAGCAATAATTACAGCAGTAGATACTGCAAATGCTACTATTGATGTTGCATATTATGAAGCAGGTGGTCAAACAATGGCTGCAAATGTTCAGTGTTCATTATTTATCTATGGTTCTGAGTTCCAAAAAGGAACTAACGGAATGCAAGGTCAATTAGAAGCTGATGATCAGATATTTTCTAATTCACCAATTATCATAAAAGACCATTACGCAGTAAGCGGTTCTGATATGGCTCAAATCGGTTGGATTGAAGTAACTACTGAAAACGGTGCAACAGGATTCTTGTGGTATCTAAAATCAGAACACGAAACTCGTTTACGTTTTGAAGATTACTTAGAGACAGCAATGGTTGAAGCAGTACCAGCTGAAGCAGGTGGTGGTGTAGCAGCAATTGCGGCAGGAGTTGCAAGTGGAGTAGGTAACAAAGGTTCTGAAGGACTTTTTTACGTAGTTGAGCAAAGAGGAAATGTATGGAGTGGTGGAAACCCAACAGCTCTTACAGACTTTGACGATATTATTCAAAGATTAGACAAGCAAGGTTCTATTGAAGAAAATGTTATTTTCTTAAACAGACAGTTTGGATTTGACATTGATGATATGTTAGCTGCTCAAAACTCTTATGGTAACCCAGGAGGTACATCATACGGTCTTTTTGACAATGATGAAGAGATGGCTCTTAACTTAGGATTTTCAGGATTCCGTAGAGGTTATGACTTCTATAAGACAGACTGGAAATACTTAAACGACCCAACAATGCGTGGTGATATTGTAGGTGGTGCAATCAATGGAATTTTAGTTCCTGCAGGTTCTACTACTGTATATGACCAAGTATTAGGAAAGAACGCTAAGCGACCTTTCTTACATGTTCGTTATAGAGCTTCTGAAACAGAAGACAGACGTTACAAGACTTGGATTACAGGTTCAGCAGGTGGAGCAGCTACTTCTAGCTTAGATGCTATGGAAGTAAACTTCTTATCTGAAAGAGCTTTATGTACTTTAGGTGCTAACAACTTCTTTATCTTTAAATAAGATATAGAATAATTTCAATAAAGGGGATGGTTAATCCTGTCCCCTTTTTTATTAAACTTAAATTAAAATCAAATGAAAAAAAAGAAACAAGCTTTTGTTACTAAAAGCTATAAGCTCACACAAGACAGAGCGCCATTAAGCTACACAATACCATCTAGAAATACTAAAAGAAGTGCCTTACTTTATTTTGATGAGGAAACTGGAACAAATAGGTCCTTGCGTTATGCTAGAAATCAAAAAAGTATTTTTGAAGATGAACAAGATGGAAATGTAATATTAGAACCAATTATTTTTGAAGATGGATTTTTATCTGTAGATAAAACTAATCAAGTATTACAAAAGTTTTTATCTTTTCATCCATTAAATGGTAAAGCATTTGTTGAGGTTGATAATGAAAAAGATGCAACAAATATTGTTGAGTCTATGGATTTAGAATTAGAAGCTCAAATATTAGCTAAAGACTTAGATATTGAAATGTTAGAAACTGTAGCTCGTGTAGTTATAGGTTTAAAAGTAGATAGATTAACATCATCTGAATTAAAAAGAGATGTTAGATTGTTTGCACAAAGATATCCTGTTGAGTTTTTAGATTCAATCAATGACCCATTATTATCTTTACAAAACAAATGTGCTAAATTTTTTAGCGAAGGATTATTAATTATAAAAAATAAAAAAGATATTTATTATAATTTAAAAGGAAATAAAAATAAACTAATGACAATTCCTTATGGAGAAGACCCATTATTTATATTGGCATCTTTTCTTCAAAGTGATGAAGGGTTAGAAGTTTTAAGTATATTGGAAGACAAGCTATAACCAACTTAAAAAACAGGCTATTTCATAAAAGGGGTTCAAAAAAAATGAAACCCCTTTTTTTGTATCTTTGTAAAAAGATTAAATAATTATGAGTTTAATAAATACAGTTAGAGCAACTGTTTTGTCAATAGCAAATAAAAATAACTTTGGCTATATAACACCTGCTGATTTTAATTTATATGCAAAGCAAGCGCAATTAGATATTTTTGAAGACTATTTTTATCAATATAATTCACAAATAGTAAAACAAAATGCTAGAGTTTCAGGATCAGGATATGCAGATATTGTAAAAGGAATAGAAGAAGTAATAGATACTTTTACAGTTTTTGCTCCTTTATCTAAAAAAGTTGTAAGTTATCCTAGTAGTTTATATATTCTTCCTAATCAAGAAATTAATGGAAGTGATTATTATATTATAAATAAAATTTTAGTTTATCAAAAACAAAAAGCTTCAGGAGTAACAACAGGAACTAGTGGAGGGTCAAATAAAATTATAGATTCTAATGCTGATTTTTTTGCTAGTGGAGTTGTTGTAGGAGATATAGTTTCCTATAGAGATTCTTCAGTAGTTTATAATCAAATTGTTACAGGAGTTAATAGCTCAACAACATTAACTGTAAATGCTAGTAATGTAGGGTCTCCCCCAGTGGATTATATAGTATATGATTATTCTAAAGTAAAGGAAGCAGAAAAAGTTACTCATAGTAAAATAACTATGCTTTCTAATTCAATGCTTACAAAACCAACTTTGCATTATCCTGCTTACACACAAAATTCTTTGGATGCACAATTATATCCAGATACTATTATTGATATAGGTCAGGTAGTATCTCAGTATATAAGATACCCAAAAGATCCTAACTGGACATATTTTAATATTATAACAGGAGGAGAGCCTAGTTTTGATGAAACAGCATTAGATTATCAAGATTTCGAACTTCCTTTATCGGATGAAACTAATATTATAAATAAAATATTACAGTACGCAGGAATGTCAATACGAGAAGCTGCTTTAGTACAGTTTGGAAAAGCAGAAGAAAAAGAAGCAACAACACAAGAAGGATAGATTATGGCATATATAACAGAATATCAATATTATGAAAATACAGGCAACCCTCATACTGAACAAGAGAATTGGGGTTCATATCAATACGTAACATTAGAAAATATAGTTAACAATTTTATGTTAATGTATGTTGGTAATGATAAACTTATAAATAATGCTGAAAGATATAATGTTCTTTTTCATGCAAAGAGAGCTATTCAAGAGCTTAATTATGATGCTGTAAAGGAAATAAAAATTTTAGAATTAGAAGTTTGTGATATACTAAGATTTGTATTGCCTCCAGACTATGTTAATTGGGTAAGAGTTTCATTATATAAAGATGGAGTTTTACGACCATTAACTGAAAATATCCAAACAAATTGGAGTGATGCTTATCTTCAAGATAATACATGTAGAATATTATTTGACCATGATGGAAATATATTAAAGCCTTCAACATCATTTTTAGATTTACAAAGAATTACAGGTGGTAAAACTAGTATTTATTTAAATGAGAATAGTCCTTACAACGGACAAGAAGGTTATTGCGTAGATGGTTTGTGGTATTTTGAATATCCAATTGGAGGAAGATATGGACTTAATACAGAAACTGCAAATCAAAATCCTACTTTTAGTATAAATAAAAAAGGAGGAGTTATTAATTTTAGCTCAGGGATGGCAGGAGAGTTTTGTGTTGTAGAATATGTTTCTGATGGAATGGAAAATGGAGATGATTCTGAAATAAGTATAAATAAATTATTTGAAGAATATGTGTATGCATATATGAAATATGTAATTCTTTCTAGTAAGTATGGTATTCAAGAATACATAATAAATAGGACTAGAAAAGAGAAATCAGCTCTTCTAAGGAATGCAAAAATAAGATTGAGTAATATACATCCAGGAAGACTATTAATGAATCTAAGAGGTCAAAACAAGCTTATAAAGTAATATGGCAAAAATTCAAAAGAATTTTATAGCAGGTAAAATGAATAAAAGTGTTGATGAACGTTTAGTTCCTCAAGGACAATATATTGATGCTTTAAATGTTCGTTTAGGTTCAACAGAGGGAACAGAGATTGGTGCTGTAGAGAATTCAAAAGGTAATGAGCTTTTAGTTGAATTAAAATTTTTAAATCAACCATTAAGTAATGCTGCTAAATGTATTGGTGCTTATGAAGATGGAGCAAATGAAACTATATATTGGTTTGTTAATGATGAAGGAAATAGTTTATCTGCAACAGGTAAAGTTGATTTAATTGTTTCTTTTAATACTAGAAAAAATATATTGTTTTATCATGTTATTTCTACTTCTGTATTAAACTTTGATAAAGAGTATTTAATAAATGGAATAGATTTAATTGGAGAACTTTTATTTTTTACAGATAACTTAAATGCTCCTAGAAAAATAAATATAAATAGAAATTATTTAGAGCCTAATGTTCCTTCAACTATTGACAGAATAACAGAGCAAGATATAGGTGTTATTGTTGCACCACCATTAAACGCTCCTGAAATAGAGTCTTATCAAGTTGGTGGTGGAGAAGATTATATGAATGAGCTTTTTTTAAGCTTTGCATATAGATGGCAATACGAGGATGGAGAATATTCTGTATTATCTCCTTTTAGTAGAGTGGCATTTACCCCAGGGCCATTTGAGCTAAATTATCAAACTTATGATAATGATGGAATGTCTAATCTTTTTAACACAACAGATATTACATTTGATACAGGAGGTAGAAATGTAAAAGATATAGATGTTATATTTAAATTTAGTACTAGTCAGTCTGTTAATATTATAGAAAAATTTAATAAAGAAAATGAAGGATGGCTTGATAATGTAAACCAAACATTAACATTTAATAATAAAAAAATATATACTACACTTCCTGAAGCTCAATTGCTTAGGTTATTTGATAATGTTCCTAGAATTGCACAAGGTCAAACAATAATGGGTAACCGTTTAATGTATGGCAATTATGTTGATGGATATGACATTAAAGGAGATGATGGAAGAGATATATATTTAGATTACGATTTGTCTTTAATCTCAGAGCCTATTCAAGCAGAAGAAATACAGGGTTTTTCAAGTGATTATACTTATACATTAGGAGGGAGTAGTACTCTTGTTAATAATTCTAAAATTACAATAGATTTTGGGGGAGTAGATTTAATAGATGGTTCTCAAATAGGAGTTATATTTAATTACCAAAGTACTTTATATACAGATACTAGTGGTACTTATGAAGATGGGACTCAACCTGAGAATACTTTTGAAAGTACTTTTATTTTTAATATACAGCAAGATTATTCAAGTGTTTATGAATTATCTATAAGTCCTGAATTTATAAATGCAGTAAGCGACTTTGTAGCTATTCAAGACTCAAGTTGTTTTGATTTATGTACAGCTAATTGTAGCTCTGGAAGTAGTCAAACTGATCTTTTTAATTGTGGTGTTTCCGCAAAAAACGGTTGGGTTCATGCAGGCTTTGGATTTACAGCTTCACCACAGGGAATAATAATAGAGTCAGCACAAGGCAGTGATGAAATTAGTTTTGTTTTACCAGCAATTAAATTTGAAGAATCGACAACAGGACAAGAAGCTTACGAATATTTATCTTCAATAGAAGCTACAGGCTTATATAATAAAGATGAATCAAAACAAAGTTTACATAGTAATAGAGATTATGAGGTAGCTATAGTTTACATGGATGAATATGGTAGAAGTAGTACTGCGTTAGTAGATACTTCCAATACTGTTTTTATTCCTTGTGAAAAATCTATAACTAAAAATAATATTAGAGTACAATTAAATAGTTATCCTCCATACTGGGCTACTAAATATAAATTTGTAATTAAAGAATCTAAAGGTCTTTATAGAACTGTTTATTCAAATGTATTTTTTCAAGAAGAATCCACAGGTATTTATTACTTTAAATTAGAAGGGGACAACAGAGATAAAGTAGAGGATAATAGTATTTTACATGTAAAAAAAGATACAAGTGGACCTGTATTAAATTGTGCTAAAACAAAAGTATTAGGTTTTGGTGTTGAGGTTGATGATTTTCTTTGTGATAAAAACGCAGATGGAGAGATTATAGACGGTTCTGAACCATGTGGTCAATTTGCAGGAACTTATATGCAACTAAAACCAAATGGATTTATTGCTGGAGCGCCTGAAAATGCTTTTATAGACAGACAAGGTAGTTGCTCAAGTGGAAATTATTGTGAAGCTATTGCTGATGTAAGTATTCCAAATCCTGATTATGATTCAACTGCTCCTTCGTGTGATGGAACTCCAGGGACTGTAAATAGTAAGTTTATTCCTGCTGATATTCCTGCAGGTAGTATTATAAACATAAAATTAAACACAAATAGAAGAGGAAGAGGTAACCAGTGCGGAAGTAGATATTATGAATTTGATAAACGATTTGTTTCTAATAATGATTATGATAGTTTATATGATTTTGTTATAGGAGATAATATAGATTTAACTAATGGAATAAGTTATGGTGATGATGATACAACAAATACAATAGTATTTGTAGAAAATCTAATTGATTGGCCAAATCAAAATAGAGGAGGAGGAAATCCTGACAGTAATCCTCCAGGGGGTATAGGAGTAAATGGTACTACTTTTATATATTTTCAAGAAGACGCTTGCGATAACCCAACTACAACCCCAGGCGCTAGTTATAGTGGAAAACAATATCTTACTATTCAAACAGGGACTCCAAAATGTGCAGGAATTAGTCCTAGATATTCATACGCTTATGTTGAAGTAGAAATTCAAAGAGCGCCATCATTAATGGTTTTTGAAACAGACCCATTAGAAGCAAATGATGAATTGTATTATGAGAACGAACAAACATTTGATATTGAAAACGGATTTCATTTATCAGGAGATGCAAATGCTGACCAAAACCAAACTGCAACGCTTCCTGCAATTGTAGATTTAAGTTTTTTTAATTGCTATACATTTGGAAATGGAGTAGAAAGTATGGCTATTTTAGATGCATTAACTTCTCCTACATTAAATTTAGGAGAAAAAGTTACTTCAGTTTCTGAGGAAGAATTTAAAGAAGCTCATAGATTTTCAGATGTAACATATAGTGGTGTATTTAATCAAGAGACAAATTTAAATAAGTTAAATCAATTTAATTTGTCTTTAACTAATTTTAAAACACTTGAAGCATCTTATGGACCTATAAGAAAAATGCACTCAAGACAAACAGATATATTAATACTTCAAGAAGATAAAATATCTTATTTACAAGTAGGTAAGAACTTATTATCTGATGCTGCTGCAGGTGGAGCTATTACTTCAGTACCTGAAGTATTAGGTAAGCAGATAGCAAGAATTGAAGAATATGGAATTAGTAATAATCCTGAAAGCTTCACAGCTTATGGATATGATGTTTTCTTTACCGATGCTAAACGAAATGCTGTTTTGCAGATTAAAGGAGGAAGCGCTCAAGCAGATAGACTTAGTGTTATATCTGAAGTAGGAATGAGGTCTTGGTTTAGAGATTTATTTAGAGAGTCTTTTGAAACTCAAAAATTAGGAGGATTTGATCCTTATATGAATGAGTATGTTTTAGGTTCTAGTAATGTAACTATACCTCAACCTTTAGATGAAAGAGAATGTGGATTTGTTTTAGAAATGAATGAATTAGAACTTAGTTATTCTTTTATGTTAGATTTAACAAGCATTATAGGAGATGTTCAATTTGACTATAATGTTACGGTGGGAAGTTTAAATATATTAGTAGAATGGAATAATAATGCTGTTATTGCTGACCTTGTAACAGGAACAGGTAGTGTATCTTTTAATAAATCTGAATCTTTTCCTACTCAAGCTAAAGTTACATTGTTTCCTGCTTCAGGAGATAAGCCTAGTTTTACATTGAACTTAAACTGTCCTATCGGAGATGAATTAACAGTTAAAGAAATAGTTATAAACTTTAATGGAGACGTTAGCTTAACTACTACTTGCAGATATAGATGGCAGCTTTTAAATACTTTAAGTCCTTATAGTACAAATTCAGTTACTTTAGAGGATGATGGTGTATCTTTATTTACAGAACAAACAGGTACTAGTTCTTTTGGTACGATACCTGCATTGGGTTCTACTGTTATTATGCAGAACAGACAAAGTCCAGGACAAACATTTGAGTTTGATGCTAATTCAGATAAATTCAAATATCTAACTACTAATGTAGATTATAACGAAGTAGATTTAAACACATTAATACCTTTATTAAATACAGCAACACCTATAACAGGCAGTTTCCCTGAATATCAAGCTAGTTTTACATATAGCACACAAGCTAATTATATGTATTTAGTTTGGGATTTAAGAGAGTCAGACTTATTACAATTTTGTTATGACTCATCTACTCCTGAAGAAGCTTGTTGTGAATGCGATTAAACTTAAAATTAAATTATGGCAACTATTGTAGATAAATATATAGATTCATCAAGTTTTGCAACAGCAAGCGCTGTGTTTGATGATGTTCATTTAACAATAAAATCTGTTGATGGCGTATATCAGCATAACGACCAATATAGAATTCAGTTAAATGGTTTGTTAGGACCTTTATTTAATTGTGAAATATGTGGTATTCCTTGTGGACAAAACATATCTCCTCCAGGTGGTGCTAGTGGGTTATATCAATTAGAGTTTTCAGCAGGAGGAACTCAATCAGATGTGGGGGCTATAGTTGTTTATTTTAATCCTCAGACTATTCCTGATGGAATTAGAGTGTTATATGATGGTGTATATTATAATAGATTGTCAGTTCCTGCAACACCTGCTTATGGACCTTCTGACCCTTACCCTCAACCTGCAGATCCTGGTGGAAACAGACAGAGTACAAGTGGTGTAGCAGATGCATTTACTATACTAGGTGGTCCTACATACGCAGATGCAGGTAATTGTCCTAATGTATTTAATGCTCCTACTACTGATCCTGATACTGATTTTTATGATGGATATAGTAATGGTAATTGGGATGAAGGTTCTCCTTCACCTCAAACCACAACAATAAATCCTGGTGATGTAGTTTATGGAGGCAGAGAAGTATTTAGTACATTGGTAGTGCCAAAGCCAAATGCAAGTCCTGCTATTGTTACAATACAAGTATTAGGACCTTGCAACCAAACAGGGTGGGATATAAAGGTGAATTGCGCAGAACCTTTGCCTTCTTTTAGCGCTCAAGCTATAGGAAGCAGTACATCATGTGGTACAACTACAGTAACCTTATATTTTGCTAGATTTCAAGGCGATACAACTAGTAGTTATCCTCAGTCTAATGCTCCTGTTTTTTTAGATGCTAATGGTGCTAGTCGTGTTTCAGACCAAAATTATTTAATGGATAACAATCAGGTAATAACAGTAACAGAGGGTGTAGTTTCAAATACTCAATCATGTACATAAAATAATATAAATGACATTAGATATACCAACATATACATTAACATTTAGTGAATCAGTAAAAGGATGGCCTTCTTTTTATAGCTATAAACCTGAGTTTATATTAGGTATGAATCAATACTTATATACTTTTAAAAATGGAAAATTATATAGGCACAATACTAATCCTATTAGAAATCAATACTATGGAGTAGATTATACATCTACAATAACAAGTGTTTTTAATCAAGAGCCTACTAAGGTAAAAGTATTTAAAACAATTGAACTAGAGAGTGATGATTCGTGGGATTGTCAAATAACAACAGATTTAGGTGCAGGAACTATAGACCAATCATATTTTGAGCAAAAAGAAGGTGCTTGGTTTTCTTTTATTAGAAGAATAACAGGTAGTCAAGACTTTTCTTTAAGGTCAACACAGGGTATAGGTACTTTTCTTTTAGCTACAGGAGTATCTCCTGATCCAATAACATTAGATTTTAGTGTGTCTATAAGTAATATAATTAACTACGGAGATGAAGTTTTTTATAGTGATGGAACTACTACTGATAAAATAGGTTCAATAACATCTATAGGAGAAGGTAGAAAGTCTATTACGATTGATAGCTCTCTTTTTACACCTATAGGTTCAAGTGTTCCAGCAGGAGCATATATATTCACTTCAAAAAACAGTATAGCAGAATCTTACGGAGCAACAGGATACTATATGGAATTTAAATTAACCAATGACAGTCAGGATGCAGTTGAATTATTTACTGTTGACTCTGATGTCTTTCAAAGTTATCCATAGATTTTGTATCTTTGCGTTAATGAAATTTAATATAAGAAAATTAAACGATTCGGATTACGAATTGATTTTACGAAAATGGTGGAAAGATTGGAGATGGACACCACCTCTAAAAGATTTTTTACCAGAGGATGGTGAAGGAGGATTTATTGTTTATGACAAAGACACTCCTGTATGTGCAGGTTATATCTATATAACTAATTCGTCAGTAGGTTGGTGTGATTGGATTATATCTAACTTTGAATATAAACATAAGCAAAATAGAAAAAAGGCTATAATAGAGCTTGTAAGGGTATTAACAGAGTCATTAAAGCTATCAGGATGTAAATATTCATACGCTTTAATAAAATCTGAATCATTAATAAAACATTACGAAAGTAATGGTTATATACAAGGAGATAGTTATAATAAAGAAATGATAAAAAAATTATAGTATGGCAGGATTTACAACAATAGCAATGGCAACAGTAGCAGTGGGTTCATCTGTATTTAAAGGAGTACAAGCTTCGAATGCCGCAAGTGCAGCTTCTCGTAAATCAGGACAGTTAGCTTTAGAACAACAAAAACTAGAAAGAGAATCAGTTGCTAGGTTGGAAGCTAATTATTATGATGCTGTGAGAGCTACCACTGATATATATGATAAGCAACTACAACTTTCTAATGTTCAGGGTAGTCAGATTTTAGAAGCAGCTCAAGAGGGAGACCAACGAGGTGTTGCAGCAACGGCAGGTAAAGTAAAATTAGCTCAAGATATAGCTTCAGGTCAAGTTGCAGATAAAATGGCTCAGCAAAAACTAGATATAGATTTAAAGCGTGCTGAAGCTTCAGAGAAAGATGCTTCAGAAATAGCAGCTATGTTTGATGATAGAGCAGCAGCAGCAGGATTACAATCTATGGCATTAGCTCAGCAAGCAGAAGATTTAAAAGGAGAAGCAACAGGTGCGTTTATGGATGCAGGGGTAGCGGCTTTATCAGCAGGAGTAACAGCTTTTGGAGGTGGTAAAGCAAAAAAAGACCTTATTAATGATTATGTAGACAAAGGGTATAGTTTAGAAGATGCTAATAGAGCTGTTGATGAACTAGGTTTTACTAAAGGAAAACAATATAGACAATTTAATAGGTATTTAATAGATCCACCAAGCAGTTCTATGACAGGTGGAGCTAGTGTTAGTGCTTATGAAGAAAATTTTAATGCTTTACAAGGTGTAAATGCGTTTAACAATAAAAACCCTGAAGTGGCTGTTGATGATAGTGTACAAGCTGCGATAAATGCTGCTGCAGAAAAAATGTTAAAAGAAAAAGAAGGTTCAAATCCCATTTTAAATGGTCCGTTTGGAAATGGCTTTACGAATATATTCGAATCGTTTGGATTAATAGGAAAACAGAATAGTTAAATGGGAAATAAATTAGAGTCAATAAAATATGCATTAGGTCAAGGCCTTACAGGTGTAGCAAAGCCAACAAAAACTTTAGAGGCTGTTGATAATTTTGTAGAGGATGTAGAAGCTTGGAAAAAAAACATAGACGATCAACGTCTTAAGTTAAAAACTGATACTGCAACAAAAGTAAGAGAAGCTGAAAAAGAAGCTTATGCTAATTTACCTAATACTAAGACAGAAAGAGACCTTGTAATACAAGGTCTAGCTAATTATAAGGATATGCTTTATAATAATATGTCTATGGTTCAGAATGGTGTTTTAAAACCAGAAGATAATCTTATATTTCAGGAAAACGGAAAACAATCATTTGAAATAGCTGCTGATTTAATAAATAATTATAGCACTAGAAAAGAACAAGCCATGAAAGAGGCTAGTGGATATTATGATGATGAAGGAAATTTTGTAGAACCTACAGCAGGAGATTATCAAGCGGCTCTTCAACGAATAAATGACGAGTTTATGATTCCAGGGGGACAGGAATTTAAATTTATGAGCAATGGAATGGGTAATATTACTATGTTCAAAACTAAAATTGATGAAGAAACAAAAACAAAAGTTTTAGATTTAGATGCTGACGGAAATCCAATTCCAATAGACGGTCAGTCTAACATTCCTATGTTAGCTTTTATGGACGAAAGAAATACTAAAGCCCCTATGTTTGTTCTTGCTAATGAGGTTACTAAGTTAACAAGAGGTAAAGATAGTCTTATGGGTGCTGCTTATGAGGAGTTTATTGAGGTTAAAGGCCTACTAGGCAGTGTTAAGGATAATATGAGTCAAAGCCCAGGGTTTAAGGAGACAGTAAAACAGGCAACAAGTTCTCTTACTAATACTGTTCCTAAAGTTGTTAGTATGTTAGCAGACAACGGACCTGATGCACAACAAACAACAACATTGACTCCTTCAGAATGGGATGCTTTATCTGATGCACAGAAAAACGAAACTATATCTTTTGAATATACTGCTTTGGATGGTTCAACTAAAAAAGGAGTTAAAAGTAAATATCTACAAGTTAAGCTTGCTACTAATAATTCGTTTGTCGCTGTACTAAGTGAACGAGATCAATTAGCAGCAGAACAAATAGCACAGACAGCTCTTATATCTTCATTAGAGCAAACCATAGACCCAGGAGTAAAGGTTGGTGATTTCGCTCCACAGAGAGATAATGCCTCAGATATTGCGCAAAAAGAATTAAAGAAGGAAAAGGTAGGTCGAGTTGAATTTAGTAAAAGACTAGCTCTAGGTGGTGAAGAAGCAGATAAAGCGCTAGAAGAAATGAATCAAAGTGGATTGTATACTCTTGAAAAAGGATATAATCAAATTTTAAGTAAGTCAGCCGTTCAGGAAATAACTATAGATGGTGATACAAGAATGGCAGAAGTATATAGAGTTCAAACTCCCAGTGGTCCTAGAGACACTTATGTTTATCACACAACAAAAGATGGAGAAAATATACCTTTAAGAGAACGAACTAGACAGACTCTAGCAATAATGATGACAAATCCTACAGAAACAAAAGATTTGTTTGACACTTACATAAGTGAAGGTAATAAATTTGAAGAAAACTACAAAGTAGAAAATTTTAGGAAAAGAGATAAAGTTAGTTCTGTTAATATTCGATTAAGTTTAGATACTACAACAGGTGGAACAGGAAACAATAAATCAACTTTAGGAGATGATATTGCTATAATTGCAGATGCAGCCGATAGGGCAAGTTTTGGTGGTTCAGATAATGCAGTTTTGGCTTCAGGTCTACAAAGCTCACTTCAACAAGCTTTATTAAATAGTGGTCAAAACATGCAGTCTGCTCCAAAAGTAACAAACGATGGAACTACTATTAAAATTACAGCCGTAAATTCTGATGGTAAAAACATTACTGTTTCTGGTACAGTTGATGATAGTCCAGGTATAGACGCAAGTACAATTGAAACTCAGGCAAAAGCTTTAGTTACAGAGTTTTTATCTAATATAAATTCAGACCAAAACTACTCATCAAGAAAAGGTAAGTATGATGATTAAAAATAAAATAAATGGAAGAATTATACAATAAGCTTTTTGAAGCAGGTGAGTACACTAAATCATTTGATGAGTTTGTACAGCAATATGGAGATTCTGAGAAATCAAAAAAGCTTTTTGATGGATTAAGTGAGGCAGGAGACTACACAAAATCTTTTGAGGAATTCAAATCTCAATATGGATTCGCTGAAAAAAAAAATCAAGTCGGTACTCCTTCCACTTCAGAAGAGGGCGTTACGGAATCCACTACAGAAATGGAAGCAAGTCCTTCGTCTTTGGACTCTTCTTCAACAACAACAAGCTTTGAAATACCTCCTGTAGAACAAGAAGAGGAGGTTGAGATTTCAATACCTGACGCACCATCAAGAAAAGGAACTTTACAAAATGAAGATGGCAGCGTTTCTACTCACAAAATGAGAACAGAAACCGATGGTCAAGGCAATTGGTTTTCATTCCCTACAGTATTTCAAAACGAAGATGGTTCTTTTGTGGACATGTCTGAGCAAGCAGAACAAGATTGGAATTCTGTTTATGAAGAAGCACAGAGAAGAGGCGAGGTTGTAAACTTTGGCTCAGACGAAAAGTCAGCTATAGAATATGGAAAAGGCTCTTGGAAAAATAAATTTGACGCAAGAAATAATACTGAATTATTAGATTCTGTAGGCTTCAAACCTTCTGATTTTGAGATAGTATATACACAAGTAGAAGGTGTTCCTAAGCCAGATCCTACATATACTTTTATTGAAGATGGAAAAGAGGTTAGAAAAAAAGCTTCAGAAATAGATTCTAAAGTTTTAGATGCTATTAAAATTTACGAAAAAGCAAATAAAAAAATAGATCCTGAAAACTATTTAGATGTAGAGCTTAATGATGATGACTATGATAACATAGATAATGTAGGTATAGATGTTTTAATAAATAACAATATAAGCAACGAAGAGTTTTTAAAATGGGAAAAGAAAAATACTAGGCAAGAAAATTCTGCATATAAGTTTTTTAAAACCTTATTAGCTAGTGATGAAGGCGATGAATATGAGAAAGAAAAAAGAGCTTTTGAAAAAATACAATCCTTTAAAGCTTATAAATTAAATAGAGTTACAGCCCAATTGTCTAAAGTTCAAGCTGCAATAAAACTCACTACCAATCCTGAAGAAATAAAAGAATTAAAAAAACAAGAGAAACAGCTAACAGGTGATTTCTATAAAGGGCTAAACGGTATTCAAGAAACAATTAAGTCTTTTCCTAAATACAAACAGTATTCCGAAGATGAAGACTTAAGAAGACGAAAAGAATTCTATAATTCTGTAAGACAAGGAGGAGTAGAAGAGTTCAGTGAAGGCACTCAGGAGTTAGTAAAAACAGGTACGATGGCTGTTGTAGATTTTGCAACTGGATTTTTCTCAGCTATACCTGGTATAATTGACCAAAGATTATCTGCCGCAGGATATGATGAAAAAGGATTACTAGCAGGATTGTCTGAAATGTTTGCAGACAGTGCTAAACATCTAGAAACAGAAATAGGTCAAGTAAAAAGAAGTGGATTTATAGAAGGAAAACCTGTTACTTATAGAGGTGAAAAATATATTGTAGACACCAATGGTACTGTATTTGATTCTCATAATATCCGAATGGATGGTATTATAAGTAAAGAGGATATAAGAAGTATTCAAGAAAGATCTAAAACAGTTCCAAATACAGAAATTAATTTTACAGGAGGTACTGTTGTTCAGGGTCTTACAAGTACTCTTATGAATTTATACGGATTGATTAGAACAGGGGGAAAAGTAAATAAATCCATGGGGCTTGAAAAATATATGAAAGCAGGTACTGCAGGTAAACTAGGTATGGGTATTTCTTCATTTGCTAGCTCTGTAACAGGGAATGTCGATGATATAAGGTCTCAGCTTATGGCTAGTGGAATGTCAGAAAAAGAAGCTATGGGTATTGCTGTAAATGCAGGTCAGGCTATAGCTACTTTGGATGGAATATTTTCAGGTTTAGCAGGTAGTAACCAAAAGCTTTTAACAGGATTCCAAGGTATTAAAGAACAAATAAAAAATTTAGCTTTAAAAAAAGGTAGCAGTAAATTTACTAGACAGCAATTTTTAGACAAAGGAAAAGATTTACTTAAGGAAAACGCAAAAGAGCTAGGAATAGAAGAGCTTCCTGTTTTATTTTCAGAGAGAGGTATAAACTACTTAGTAAACGAAACAATAGGAAAACAAGTTCTTAATCAAAAAGTTACTTTAGCAGATGGTATTGAAACAGCTGTAATGACTATAGGAGCAACATCTACATTAGGTTCTAAGAAACTTTTAAGTGGAAACAAAAGAGCTGACTTAGTACGAGTATTAGCAAATGATGTAGAGAATCTTCAGGAGACTTTAGATGTGTTAGTAAAAGAAGGTTCTTTAAGTAAGAAAGAAGCTATGAATGCATATACAGAAATATATAATATGCAAACTGCTGTAAATAAAACAAAAGGAACTATTTTAGTTTCTACAAACATGGAGGAAGCTTCAGACTTACTTACTCAAAGACAAAATCTAATAAGTCAAAAAGAAGGGCTAGAAGGTCCAGGTAAAAGAGATATTGATTCTAGAATAGCTGATGTAGATGCACAACTAGATGCTCTTTACGAAAAAGATAAAATAGAAGCTAAAGCAATTATAAAAAGCGAGCAGGAAGGAGAAGTTGAAGTTACAGTTACAGATAAAGAAGTTTTAGAAGCTTTAAAAGCTGATGGAATTGAGTCTCCTACTGAACAACAGAAAATAAAAAAATCAGATGAACTTATAAAAATAAAACAAGATGCCATTTCAAAGCCAAGCACAGAGAAGCAAGTGTTACAAGATGATGCAGGAAGCGAAAAAGAGGGGGGAGACTCCCAAGTGGAACTGCGACAAGTGGGAGAAGGAGACGTTGAGTCAGACACTACCCAAACGAAAGAAGAAGAAAGTGAAACGCAAACCGACCAAGTTAGCGACACGACTACGCAGACAGATACTGAACAGCTAACAGATACCACTTCTGAAACAGAAGTGATGAGTGTGAACAAAGAAAGGGTAGACTCTATTGTTGATGGTATTGTTGAGAAAACAAAAAGTAGAAACGTAGGAGAAAGCACTAACCCTCAAAAAGTTGCAGACAACGCAATAGAATATTTAAAAGGTTCTAAACTATTTGAACAAGCAACAGATACAGAAAGAGAAACTATACTTAGAGATGTTAGTAAAAAACTAGGAGTAGAAATTAAAGCTCCTACTGCTAAAAAACTTTTAGGTATAAAAAGAATGGGCAAGCCTACTACAATAAAAGTAAAAAGTGACTATGCTGCTCTTAAAAAAGATCTTCGTAAAGAACAAAAAATAGCTAGAGACGCTAAGAACGATGTAAACAAAAGAAGAAAAGGTTTACAAGGAGCTATTGATGCGGTTCTAAAAGCAGGTAATATAACTACTAAAAAAGCTAACTCACTACTTAAGAAAGTAAGCAACGTAAATTTATACAATGCTAAGAAGGTTCAAGATGTAATTGACTTTACTGAAAAAGCTATGAATGATGCTGAATATTCTAGCAAATTAGATAAAGCAAACAAACTTCAAAAAGTAATAAAGAAAAAACTAAAAGGCAAAGAAGCAGGTCTTTCTGATGCAGCTAAAGAATTTGTAAAAGTAAATCCAAGTAATGTATCAGATATTGACAATTACTTAGAAAAAGCAGAAGCTGTAAGCAAAGGACTGCAGCCAACTAGAAAACCTTCTAAGGGAAATTTAAAAGTAACTAAACCCTTTGACATCAAAAAGATAACAGAGTACTCTAAGAAAGAAGTAGAGGCAGAGGCTATAAGAAACTACGAGCTTGCAAAAGAATCTTTTCAAGAACTTACAGGTCTAGAGCCAGGAGATTTAACTCTTGACCAAATGAAAGAGATGATGTATGAGATAGATGGAAAACAAATGACTCCTGAAGAAAAAAGTAAGAGATTAAAAGAAAAAGCTGATACAATTGATAAAGCTGTAACTAACGCTTTTAAGAATACTAAAATCAACATTAAAGGAGCTATAGAGTCAGGAGACATAAAGGTTACCAAAGAACAAAAGACTTTGATTGATAATTTTTTGAATATGAATTTAAGTCTTATGACTACCAATCAAAAAATGGAAGCATTAGATTCAATTGTAAACTTTGAACTAAACCAATCGACAGGTGGAATGCAAGCTGCATTAAGTCAACAAGTTGGTAATGTCAATATGCAAAAATTAAAAAACAAAGGAATAAAGTCTAGTGAAAAAAGCACAAGCTTGGGTAGACTTTGGAATAAGTATATTTCAACATTACCTAATGCCTTTGAACTTGTTTTTGCATCACAGCAAAAAGCTAGAGCTGTAATGGACGCTATGGGCCTTGATGGAATTATAAATGGTTCTGCAAAAGCTCAAACTGAAGGAATCAATGTAGAAAATAAATATGCAGAGTCTTTTGGTAAAAAGAAAATGAAAAGTGGAATTTATTTTGATTTACAAAATGATACTGAAAGAGGAATATTAGCTGAAGTTAGAAGGGTTACACCTGGAACAGAAACTGAACAACAGGCAGAGTTTGAAAAGAGTAAAAAACTAGTTAAAGATAGTTACGAAGCTTTATTAAATTCATCAGACAAAATCAAAGTAAAAAAAGGAGAGGCTATAAAAGAACAATACGAAAAACTTTTAAAAGACTCAAAAACCATTGCTGAGGTTGAAAGCAAAGCAGACCCTGTAAATCTTCAAGGTGTAGAATATGTAACTGATTTGTGGGCTAAAAAATATCCTGAACTTGCAGATGTTTCTTTAAACGTATATAACAGAAACTTAGGTAGTGATTTAAACTATACACCTAGAAATTTTCAAAAGTTAAAAGATTCAGAAGATACTAGAGATATTACTGAGCCTGTATTTAATCCAAGTGGCAATAGAGAAAATGCTTATGACAAAGAAACAGGTGTTTTAAAACCCACAACAAAACCTAAAAACCTTCCAAAAAATAAAGTATTGAATTTAAGTTTTGATTCTCAGAACATGAATAACTATAAAGCTGCTTTAACAGATATTTATACAGCATCTTCAATACAGCAAGTAAAAGGAGCTAGACAATCTAAAGCTTTCAATGAAGTATTCACAAATGAAGGGTCTAAAGAAATATTAAAAGACAGAGTAAATAATTATGTTGATTCAAAAAGAGGCAAGAACTATTTAGACAAGAGTCAAAAAAGATTTTTAAGAAGACTAAATAAAGTAGCGACACTTGGTGTATCTAGAGTTTTGGGTGGGCCTACTCAAATGCTTAAACAAGTTATACCTATATTCAATACAGGAGTTAATGCAGGTTTGGTAAATACATTAGAAGGAACAAAGCTAATGTTCGACCCTGATGTTAGAAAAGCAATAAATAATTCAGGGTTACCTATTGCAAACAGAGGCATACAGTCTCAAGCAGATATTGAAAATGTAGATAGTAGAATTGGTAAAAAAGCCAATACTAAGATAGGTAAAGCTATTGACGTTGCTGATAAGATAAATAAAAAGACATTAGAGTATTTCTTAGTTGCTCCTGATGTTGCAACTGCTAAAGCTTCTTTCCTTGCTTATTATTTAAACGCAATGAATAAAAAAGGTGTTAAGACAAGTGAGATAGATTTCACAAAACCTCTTGATAAAGAAGCCGCACAATTTGCACAACAACAAGTTGACAGACAGCAAAACACTTCTGACCAAGACTTACAAGGAGAGTTATTTACTGATCAAAATGCAGGTGTTCAAATTTTAAGAAAAACATTATTTCCATTTGCCAACTTCTTATTAAATCAAAAAACAAGAATGTACTCAGATGTTAATACTTTATCTAGCAAAACCACTCTTCCAGGTGATAAGACTAGAGCAGTAAAATCTTTAGGTGGTTTGGTAGCTGAAACAGTAACTTTTAACGCTGTTGGATTAGGTATAACTCAAATGCTTAGTTCTATAGCTAGAGAGGTTTCAGGAGAAGATGAAGACGACCCTAACTTAAATAGAGCTAAAAATCTTAAGAAAAGAAGAGATGCTGAAGAAAAGCAATTTATGAATAGGCTAAGAGGAAGATTAGGAAATATGATAGCAGATGTCCTTGTTCCTGTTCCTATTTTAAATGACGAAACTTTAAATCAGATAAACGGACTTATGGGTCTCTTTCAAGAAGGAGACGACGACCCATTTAAGTTTTTTGCTAAAACAGAGAAAAAACTAGCAGACCAAATAGGTACTTTAGGTATTGGGCCAAAGAAAGCTCTTATTCTTAAAGATATGATAATGACAATTCAAACAGGTGAATTTACTGGGTCATACGCAGGAAAGTCTTATTCTAAGAAATTAAGTCCTGAAGCTATTGATAAATTAACGACTATTGCTGCTACCTACGCTATGCATGCAGTAGGTGTACCTTTAATGAATATGAGTGAGGTAGGTTATGTTTCCGAAAGAGCTTTCAAGAATATAACTAAAATGACCGAAAAGAAGAAAAGGTATGACATTGAAGCTGATGCAATTCAGAGACTTAATGATAAGCAAATACAAAATCCTAGCGATATTTTAGTAGAAAAAGAAATGAAAAAAATTAGAAAAGAAAAAAGAGGAAATACATCACCTACAAAACGTGATGATAAATCTTTTAATCCAAGTAGTAGCGATGATGGTTCTTTTAAACCTAAGTCTTTTGGTGACTAAAATATATGTGTTAGTCTTGCAACTTGACCATGGTTTTTAGAATGTACAAAACCTTCGACAGCTTTTACTCCTCCAACTCCATATCCTTTTCGATGATGCCAGGAATCAGATCCACTGGGTGACCTTAAAGATTCAACTGTAATCCCATGATAGTCTTTACTTGATTTGTGATGAACGTGATGTGTATATACGTATCTATGTTTTGTCTCTGCCCATTCTTTTGAAAACTCATTAGCCATTATTAGTGGAAGGTCAGCTAACTTTGCTCCATCTCCATGCGTAGTGCCAATTAAATTTTGTCCGTACATAAATCCTTTTCTGTGAGCAATACTACAATCAAATGTTATATTCTTACATTTTCTAAACCAAGACTGTATAGAATCAGATAACATAAATCCAGACATATAATCGTGATTACTCGGATTGTATACAAAGTGTACATCAGCAACTGATATGAGTAACTCTAATAAATCTACATATAGTTTTTTAGCTGTAAGAAAATTTTCATACCACATTCCATGCGTGTCTTGTGGTGTTCCAGATGTTGTGGTTCTTTTGGGTGTATCAATATGCAAGATATCGTTACCTCCAATGAAAAGTATTTTGTCTATATTAAATCCGTTAGACTTTTGTAGTATACCTCTAACTCCTTTTAAAACTCTTTTTACTGCAATCTGAGAATCATATTCTTCTCCTGTTTCAAAACTAGAAGCAAGCTTCCCTATATGTATATCTGCAGGATCAATAACTAAGAGGTGACCTTTTTCAGATTTACTTCTCTTTATTTTTTTATAAGAAGGCGAATGCTCATTCATTGCCTTTATAATGTCGTCTCTTAATTCTTCAGGAGATACTCCTTTATTTTTTACGTGAAGTGAAAAGTACTTTCCTTTGTGCCAATAGTGATCCACATCTTTCATTGGTATCCCACTAATCTCACATTCTTTTTCTAAAGCTCTGTGTTTCTGAATTAATTCGTATTCGTCTTCGTTTAGTCTAGGTCTAAAACTCATCTTCTGTTAATTTTTGCGTCTCTCGCAAAACAGACTGAAGCTCTTTGATGGTATTATTTAAAGACTCATGGTCTTCATCCATTAACGATTCATAAATATCGTCGGTCAGATTGTTGATTTGTTTCATCAACAAATTAATAAAGTTAATTGAGTTTCTGCTGTTTTTTTGAATAGACATTATGAATGGCGTTTACTAAAAATACAAATTAAAAGCAATTAAGCTATTAAAAGTTATTAACCATCCATATTAACTATTAAATGTTTTCCTATGTTTGAATCTATTTTAGAGATCGCTTTGTATATTTGTTTAGACATACGTTTTACCTCATCTCTTTCTTTTTTTGTAGACTCAATACCTAAGTTTGTGTACATATCGCAGTCAATTCTAAACAATTCGTCTAATTTTTGTTTTATTGTCCAGGTTTTAAACTCAACAATTTTATCTATATTTTCGTAAGTGTATTTCATAATTTATTGTTAAAAACTTTTATCTTAATGATGCTCTTGCGTCTAAACCCCCACTGTTACATATTATTATTTCTGCTTCTTGGTTTTGTTTTTTCCATTTATAACCCTTTATAATTAAAGATGCTCGTTTATCGTAATCTTCTTGTTCAGATAATGAAAGATTTCGGTATTCTTTTTCTACATCAGTTAGTAAATCATTAGATATTAATCTTTCCTTTAGTGATTCTTTGTAAGCAAGAAGCTCATTGTATTTTTGTTTTAAGTCATCATACTGCTGTTCTTTTTCGTATTTATCGTCAACTTCATTTTTTAAAACTTTTACCTTAAATATATCATACAATCTTGAGAGTCTTTTATTTCTCATTAACTCATCAAATAAATTAGACTTTGCATGTAGTACTGTAGCATGATCTCTTTTTACTACTTTACCTATTTTAGCAAGAGAATAATTAGTTGTATCAATTGCTATTTTAAAGTACAATGTTCTATATGAAACTTGTTCTGTTGTTCTAGATTTAGTAGATATATCATAACCTGCACAATCATCTACATATTTTTTAATTACATTTAATTCATTATTTTTTGACATATTTATTATTGTTTTATATTTAAGTTTAAGTTTATTGAGTCTAAGTATTCATCTAGAGTTATGTGATATACATCTACTAGAACTATCGGTCCATCATCTTCTCTGTAGTAATCGAATGAAAAGAAAACAGGATTACCTTTATTATCCATTACGTTACCAGTCATATTTTTAATAAAACCTTTAGTTGATTCTATACCGTATATAGTATCTATTACTCCTCCTATTTTTTCAGCTGAGCCATTAGTAAAGTTTCTCATTTGAATAAGGAACATTTCATCTATTTCAAATTCCTCTGTATACTTCTGTTTTACATCCATGTTTTTTTAATTCTTTTAGTCTATATTCTTGTAAGGCAGACACCCTGCCTCTTGGCTTTTTTACTTCTGAAAAAAGAACTTCACAGTTAGGTGGTATAGCTATAATATCAGGTATACCATTCTTATTAGTTTTAATCAACTTAATAACATAGTAACCTTCAGCTTCTAACTGATCTATTCGTTTTTTCTGAATTTGTTGTTCGGTCATTATTTAATTCTATATTGCACTACTTTTTCAAAAGGTTCTATTATTATTTCTCTACCGATATTAAAACATTTTATGACTTTAATGTTTTGTATTTCTTTATTTACAAATTCTAGCATTAAAGATTCAGAATCAAAATATTCAGTTCTTACATCATTGATAAATTCATCACCGCAATCATAAATTAGCATTACTTTCATTATATTGAATTTAAAGTTAATAAATCTTTTTTAAAATGTTTTAATGTATAATCTTTCTTTTTACTTACTGCCTTATATATTTTAGACTCTATACCTCCGTTTGTAAATATCCAGAAGATTTCGTTTTCTGGCCTGTCTTTAGTGGTCATTCTATCTCTACTCTGCCAATAACTAGTGGCGCTAAAATCAATGTTGTAATATACTAAAAATTTAGCTTTTCTCAGACTAATACCTTCACGCCCACTTACAATCTGTAAAGCTATAGATTTGTCTGTTTCATTGAAAGTATCTAAATCTGTACATAAATAATCTCCATATACTTTTTTAAGAGCATTCAATTCTTCTTTGAATTTATAGAAGATTCCTATTTTGTTTGAACAAAAATTATCATATATATACTGAGCTTTAAATGTATCAAGAACCATAGAGTTGCCACTTTCAAACTTAACTGTTCCACTATACATTTGATGTAGCTTCTGCATTAATTTAACAGACGTGTCTGCAAGTATTACATCATTCTTTCCCTCAACTACCAAATCTTTTGTAAGCTTCTTACAAAGCCTTAAAACAGATTCTGGGGCATCTACATTAAGTACTGTTTCTTTTATAGAAGATTCAAACCCTGCTTCTTTTTGGGTGTAAGAAATCATATAAGGATTCATCTTATCTAGTATAGACTGCCTACCATGAGAATAGTCATTTACCATAAATGATCCAATGCGTTTTGTTTTAGACACAACATAGTCTCTAGCAAATTTATAGAAGTTTGTATATTCTCTAAATGGATTGCTAGGTATTGAATATATTTGATGATATATTTGACTAAATGATTCAGGGGTAGGAGTTCCTGATAGCAATATAACATAGGGGTTGTTTTTTATAACAAACTCTTTTACTTGTTTAGCTCTCTTGCTAGGCTTTGGAAAAGCTCCCATACTATGAGCTTCATCACATACTATTGCATCCCAACTAGATATGTCTACCTTGTGTAGGGATTCATAGTTTATTACATATATTTCGTACCCTGGACTTAAAAGCTCGTAGTCTTTCTCAATACTACGAATAGCTTTCTTCTTTGTGATGAACAACACTTTGTTCACACTCATCATTTTATTTAAAATTCCTAAAGAGGTTAATGTCTTTCCTGTTCTAACCTCCATAGATAGATATACAAATCTTTTCGATTGTAGTATCTCAAATCCTTTTTCAATAATTCTGCTTTGATAATCTCTAAATTTAACCATACGTTTCTCTTAAATATTTATATACTTTAGGCAAATTTTCTGTCGCTTGTTTTTGATTTTTATAAGTCACTGAACCAAGTGTTACAGTGCTATAAATGGTAGTGTTTTTTTCTTTACAATATTTTGATGATTTCCCATCTGTAGAAATACCTCCTTTGCGAATGGCAATATTACACTGGCCACTGTTGTTAAGCATTTTTATATAAACTTGAAAATCATTATCAATACACCATTTAAAATCAGAATGCCAATTGATCTCCATCATTATATTCTTTGTTTTTATTTGTTACAAATACTATCCACCTACCATTTAGGTCTCTTCCGTCTTTCGGTTTTGTTTCCGTCTTGAACAAAGCAAAAGAATTTAGCCAACGATAAAACTCTGTTCTAGATATAGTACGTTTTGCTTTAGGTGCAAAGTCAGGATTGTCAGCTATGAATTCTAAATACAATTCATTCTTATATATCTTTTCATTGAACCTTATACTTTCGTTTTTGTAATCATCATCAAATAGTCCACACCATTCAACAAACTCGTGACAGGTATCTGCTGATAAGTGTCTAACAGTTTGGTTCTTGAAGTCTCCTTTTATTAATCCCTTTGATAAGTAGAACATAAGATTCTCAACCATATAGTTGTCAAAAGCACACCACTCTTGTTCATCCCATTCTGAAAACAATAGCTTACCAAATTCAACCAGGGGAGTAAAGTCTTTGGTATAGAACTGAGAGAACTCAAGTTCCCACTTCCTACGTTCAAAGGAATTACCTCTACCCTTTATAGCATAGTTAGTTGTAATAGCTACCTTTGGTGACTTGCTAAAAGGAATCTTTATAGCATCCTTGTTTTTCTTTTCTAAGGTAAGACCTTCTGTGACTACAGAAAACAATCTCTCAAAATCAAAATGTTTCTTTACATCATCAAAGCATAGGATCTGAGTGTCAGCACTTACTAATTGATAAGCAAAACTTTTTTCAAAGTTAAATGCTTTACCATCAATAACAACTAACTTCTTCATTTGTGACAGAGCATTTACAAATAAACCCTTACCTGTTCCCCCCTCTGGATTCTCTGATATAATCTCATCATTTAATATTATTGCAGGACAATAAGATAAATTCTTATAAGCATGAAGCATATAACCAATTGTACTACGCATTGATAATATTGTTTGCTTGTTTCCTCCTGATATGTTCTTTATAAATGTTTTATAGTCGCAATCAAAAGAATCACATAAGTCAAAGTCACGATCAATCACCTGGTCTTTCCAAACATAACCACCCAAGTCAAGATAGTCAATAGTTGTTTTCTTGTCCTTTGTAACTTTTACTGCACAATTTCTATAGTATAAGTAGGCACTATCTTTATCATCTTCTATAAAGTATACATCTACTGTACCTAGTAATGATAAGAATTCTTCCCTAAAGAACCTAGTCTTATCAGCAAAGTAATTATATACAGACATATCATCAAGGTCTTCAAGATATCCTAATATAAAATCTTTTATCTCCTCCTCATTGGTATGGTCAATAAGATTGTTTGTTACTCTAACAAATATAAAATGTTTACTACCCTCTGGACAGAACTTATAAAAGCCATGGTCTTCTAAGAATTGTCTAAACAAATAATGTATTATTGTTATAACCCCTTTGTCATTTTTATTCCAAAATCTTTTCTCGCTCTCATCTTCTTCAATGGAAGTAATAACAGAATCAATTACAGCGTCTTCAATTTGGGTTTCAGATAACTGAAGACGAATCTCTTTTTTTGACACACCTCTTTTAAGTTTCATTCTAACCTGGTTTACCTTATCTTCATCTTCATAATACTTTGAACCGAAGTTTTGTTTTTGTGAGTAGGCTGAATTAATAGTGGTCTTTATCTCACTAATTTTAAAGTCACTACTTTCAAACTGAGACATAATATATTCTGCCAATGACTTACTGACTCCATAGTCATTAAATGCTGCTGCCAATATGTATATGTTATTGTTTCTTTCTCCATCAATAATTCCATACTTCTTAGTCCACCACTTCATAAGAATGTCTACTATCTTATTCTCATCAGTAACAGGTATTGTTGGTCTAGAAGAATACTTATCTACAACCTTATACTCTTGTTCTTCTATCTTATCCCATAAGAAAGAATTCTTATTTATATATATCAACGGATCGTATGACTCATAACATACTCTTGATACATTCTTACTAGTCTTATCAAAGTAGCTTGAATTAAAATACTTTTCTAATGACATAAAGTAATTCTTATGATTGTTTGGTTCTTTAGGTATCTTAACTAAAGCCTTTAGACCATTTCCACTTGGAGATATAAACACTGAATATGTATATCTATCTTTTGATAGTCGTTCTTTTTCAGACATCATATCTTTCTTGGTTTTATAACCATCAAAGTCCAGGCATATAAACCCACTGTGTACGGTTATACTATCATCTGCTCTCTTGTTGAACATTCCTGAGAAACAAATAGCAGGTAGGCTTTTCTTTAAACCCTGTCTAACCTCTTTGTCTTTCTCAGAACGTATTTGCTTTATAAGCTCTTTAGATGTTCCATCTTTTATTCTGTCTAATATTGATTGTATGTCTCTAAAGAATGGAGTAGATGTATCTTTTATATTTCTAAATATAGTAACTTGATTTTCATCCATGTCGATTTTATTTGTATATATATACTTTATATAATTATAATTAATTTAATTTTAGTTTGCCATATCTAAGGAAAATAATTGACATTTTCGACATAGATAAGATAAAAGAAAAGGGGTTTTTACACCCCTAATCTTAGCAACACAAACTTTTAAAATGGTAAATCAGCTTGTTTTTCAGCCTTAACTTTAGTTCCTTCTTCCTTTTTCTTAGGAACAAAAGTGTCGAGTTCAATGTATGGCTTTCCTCCCTTGCTGTTAAGCACGTTGAGGTTTACCCATCCATTCTTTTGATTGTTTGTTAAAAATGTAATAGCATCTTCAACCTTTACGCTGATGTTACCAATTACGAAATCTGGTGCGTTCTCTCTTCTCTTGAAAAGAAATCCGTCTGCAAATACTTTGTCTTGTGACATAATAATAGTATTAATGTTGAGCGCTGAGTTGGAGCAGCGCATCTGACTCCTTTACTTTAAAACTGTTCGTACTCAATGTACTGTGTGATGTCCTCTGCTGAATCTTCTGCAAAGAATTTATTATATACCTCAATAGCTTTTAAAACCTTATCTCTACCCCTTAATATTGTTTCAGGTGAAGGCTTAGCTATCTTTAATTTAAGAGTTGTCTTATCTATTATATAAAACTCTACAGGTTTACCAAACAACTGTTCGTAAACGTAGGCTTGACTATCATAATTATAATCATTGGCACTCCATTTAAACTTGTCAACATTACCAGTTGTCTTTATATCTATAACTCTTGTCTGAGTAATTATATCAGCTTTTCCTTTCCAATCTACACCAAACATATTAGTTACAGCAGGTTTCTCATATACGTTTCCTTCTGCATATATATCTGTATACATTACAAAGTTTGACTTCATAGCATCAACCCAAGTGTTGATCTTTTCTACTTCTTTTGTAAGCAAGACATCATAAGGATGAAGGTCATTGTCTTTTATATACTCTTTAAAACCTTTGGTTGCTCTACTAGATACATCCATTACAGAGTATTCTTTCAGCTTATGTGGCTCTAACATAGCTGTATGAAAATACCCACCCTCTATGAGGGCTAGGCTTTTCTCTTTCTTTCTAAAATTTCTAGGGTTTTTTAGTAAGCTATAAATATCTGAGTTAGATAAGTATTGCTGACCAACTTTACCATAGTAATTACTATCGTCTTTGAGTTGTTCAATTATATTATTTTGCATACGTAGAAAGTTCTTTTTTAATTGCAGCAGTCAATGTAAACTTCTGCTCTACTTTAGATATGGTAGATGCAAATGTTTCATTCTTGTTAGCCTTTACAAAATTAACTACATCGTTCCACTTATCGTGTGTCTTTTTAAGTGTAGTCTTTTTAACTGTAGCAGATACTTTTTTAGGAGCTGTCTCACTTATATCAGCAAGGTCTTCACCTGCCCATAAAGATAACCCTAATCCATGCATAGCAATAGCTTTAACTGTACTACGCTGAATAGTTTTATTTACTGCAAATGAAGTAATCTTATCAATAGATAATGATTGGTTGTTGTGGCCCATAATAGGTAGATAATCTATATGCTCTGTACCACCTATAGTAATACCCACTTTTACATAAGCAGAAGATCCATCACTAAAGTAATTAAGACCTGTGTGTTCTGATTCATATACAGTCCTGTTTGAATCAGGGTACTTGTCTTTTACTATAGCCCAGGCGTATGCCCAAGATAAGTAATCAAACCTACCTTTCTTTTCTACTTTGTCCTTTACATTGATTGATGTAAGTTCCTTAAATGTTGATTTTGTGTTTCCCATTTTAATTTAATTTAGATATTTGTGTGTATTTATTAATTAGATTTTCTCTTTTAACTTTCAAAGAATCATAATGCTTTTTATTATTCCTTGTATTGATTTCATTCTTTATCTTTTTATTTAAGATTGAAATCTTGTCCTTGTAGTTTCCCATTTTTGTAAGGTGAACTCCTTTTATAAAACCGTTATCATATAAAAACTGATATTCATCTTCAGTTAATTCTTTATAGGCATATTTTTGTATTCCTGCATTATATATTTTAATGTTATTATTTACATTACAAATCTTAATGCCCCTATAAATATATGATAACTCTGTCTTATAACTTAAATTAGTGCATTTCCTACTGGTAGATGCTTCATCCCATAAATCTTTGAGACTATGCATTGTTAATTGCATCTTTTATAAAAGACTTAACGTCATAATCATTTGAATCTTCTATCTTTTGTATTCCATATTCTACACCTTGTCTAGCAATACTGTAGCCATTCTCAGACATAAGATCTACTATCTGAACTATAGTCATAGGTCTTTGGTAACATACAGCATACAATAAAAATCTTGCTGTAGAATACTTTGAAGACCTATCCTTTTTAAATAATAAGTCTCTTGATACACCTGTTTCTGAACAGATATAATCAACGTATCGATTAAATATTCCTCTTTTCATTGGATTTAGTTTTATTTAAGTTAAATTTATCTTCTTCACCGAATATTTGTGAAAATGTTACAAATATTTCGCTAAGTATTAGTCGCTGTTTATTAGCGTGGTATTGAGACGACTGGTATGTGTCGTCTAAAAATTCTCTTAAAGTTTCGGATTGTTGTTCACGCTCTCGGTTGAACATTTCTCTTGATTTTCCCATGATAATTAAATTAGATTGTGTTTTGCAAATATAATATTTATTTATTTATTATACAACTTTTATTTGTTTTTATTTAATTCAGAAATAGAATCGAACATATCTATTTGGTAGTTTATATCCTGTTCTTCAGGACTTCTTTTTTCTAAATCGTTTACTCCACAAAAACCGTTGCATTCAAACAATGGTTTAGGCTCTCTTCCTCTCATCTTTGTTATATCTTTTATATTAGGATATTTTGGATGTGGTTTCAGAAATACTAATCCTCCCCTTTTTGATTGATCTTTTAGCATTGTAACAGGTTTTCCTTTAAGATTTGTTAAATCATGTTCTACTTTACTCATAGCATCAAACTTTTCAGGAAAATCTTTTTTCATTTTTTGCCAATAACCTATCCCACCTTGAACGCATCCTGTTTTAAAACAGTTGTTGTTTAAAAACCCCATCTTATACATAACAGGTACTTCTATTCCTGCATCTTGAATTATGTTAATGCAATCTTTTTTTGAATAGTGATGCATTAATAAGGGGAATATAGGTTTAGCTCTAGAATGATTTAACTTCATTCCTTTAACCCTCCTAACCTCATCAATATCAAAGCCAAATGCCTGGTGTGTGTAATTGTTATTTTTCTCCCATTTTTCTCGAGTATTTCTTTTTAGTTCAGAAGAACATACAGCTCCATGCGCAACATTTAAAGACTTATACTTTATCCAAACGTCTTGAATTTTCTCGTACTTATCTCCTATATTACTAATGGTTTCTATGTCAACTCCATACCATTTCTCGCAATCCCTTTTAAATCGGTATGTATCGTCATGTTCATTATGTGTGTCTATGAAGATAACTCTTACTCTTTTTTTACCATAACTATCAACACATATTTTACATGTAACAGCAGAAGTGACTCCTCCTGACCACCAAGCAATAATGTCTTTATGTTTTTTCATATACTACAAATTTAATATTTATGTTTTTTCATATACTACAAATTTAATATTTATTTATTTATTATACAACTTTTATTTGTTTTAATATGTGTTCTATTACTTTAACTGTCCATCCATTTCCTAACATCTTATATCTTTGTGCATTAGATACACCTTCGGTATAGTTATCAGGAACTGTTTGCAGTCTCTCGCATTCAATTGGAGTTAATTTTCTCCAATTATATTTTTCATTTATGATGCCTTGATTTGGTGAGATTGTAGTAACGCAATGAGCTTTCTCTTTTATTAGTCTACCTCTTCTAGTATTACTGTTAGGAAATGACAGATCTAATCCCTCTCCAACACCTGCAGCGGCATAACCTTTCTTTGTGGCTTCAGGAAAGCAAACCTTATCTTCTATTCTAATCATACTTCGTTGACTTCTTTCTATACTGTTCCACCATACAGCTCCATCATATCTTGCTGTAAGACAATAGGCTTTACCTTTATTTGTTACCATCCTCTCATCAACTAATGAACCTTCAAGCTCTCCTTCTGTTTGAATAATATCGCTTAGCTTTACCCCTAGGTCTATAGGGGCAAATATATAAGGTATATTAGTCCAATAGTACCTCTTCCTGGTTTGTGCAGATACAAGTGCTGAGTCTATGTATATTGGTTGAACTCCTAAGAACTCTGATATAGTATCTCTGTGTTCTTTTGTCATCTTTACATTCTCCAATAAGAAATACTTTGGCTTACATTCTTTAACTAACCTCACAAACTCAAAAAACAATTTGCTTCTAGGGTCATCAAAGTTTAAGTTTTTTCCTGCCTTACTAAATCCTTGACATGGACTACCACCCATTATAAGATCTATTCGTCTAGACTTGGGTATATCCTGTATATATTGAGAACTTTTCTCTCTTACCAAACACTTTCTGTAATCAGAATAACTTAGCTTGGTTACATCCCCAACATGAATCATGTCAGGGAAGTTTTTCTTTGCTATTTTTATAGCATACTTGTCAATCTCTGATGCATAGTAGTTGTCTACTTTTACACCAAGATTCTTGAGGGCTATCTGTCCACAGGACATGCCATCGAATAATGATAGTACATTCATATTGTTTATTTATTAATATTTTCAAGCTCTTCGATTGCTTCTTCGTATGTGTCAAAGAATTGTTCGTCACCTGTATCGTAATCAGTCACAAGATAATCAACTGACTGGTTAAAGCAAGAACAAATTGAAACTCCGTTTTCTAAAGCTATATAAACATAGCCTGAACTAGTATTGAAACCTGTCCCTCCATACATTATGTATTTGTCACTTGAAGGAATGTTTTCGTATGCGTCAATTACTTTGTGCATTGAGGCAATATCTGAACTGCCCATTTCGTCTAAATTAAAATTGATTGTGTTTTCCATTTTTTCGTTTATTATTTTATTTAACATGCGGCCCACCCAATGAATACATATTCTTTTTCTGTCTCGTAGTATACACATTCTCTCTTGTCTACTCTGTCTAATGCTTCGTCATACTCCTCTTCAGTTTTAGGCTCGGATATCTTACCTTCTAATGAACAGGTGGCAATAGTACCACTGTATGGATCGTGTCCGTACTCGTATTGTGCATCTTCTCTTAGTTCTTGATACGCATCTCTTGCCGATTTGTATTGTTTTTTACTCGCTGTGTAATGAATGTTTGTTGCTCCCATAATTATTGTATTATTATTTGATTTTGGTTAATAATTGTTCCATGAGCTGCGTCTGCAACCCATCTTCTCGCTTGGTCTAAAGATGTAGTGTGTTTTGTTTCATCTGACATCTCTCCTGCATAATACAGGTGTACTGTAAATGTTTGTTCTTTCATTTTTTTTATTCTTTTATTTCTATAAAAATAGCGTGTTCTTTACTCCTTTAACAATCCAGTCTCCTATTAAATACACTAACATAAAGGGAACTATTAATAATGTTAATACTGTTAAAAATACTTTGTTTAAAAAATCTTCCATAATTTAATTGTGTTTATTGATTAATGATTCTATGAATTCTTCTGATGCGTTTGCACTACAGTTATCTAGCTTTTCTTGATGTATGCTATCATCAATTATTAGCTTTAGTTTCTTAATGTTTTTTTGCAAGGCTTCAATCCTGGCTTCGTACATATCCACTAAGTGTCTTGTACTTTCTTCACTTAAATTTAGTTTTACCATTTTTATTTATTTAAAGTTACCTCAAAAGAGGGGCGTCTTTCCGTCCTGTCAGTCTTGTTGTAATTTGTGAATGAATAAACCTAATATTAAAAGGTGTGAGTAACACATTAACTTTTTAAGCATTACAACGGCCTACATTAGCGACAACTAAGGATTTCATAATGACTCACTTTAATTTTATAAAATGATGAGTGTGAACACCATCACCTAAAGCTCTGCTGAAAATTGACATTCTCCATTCTCTTTCACATGGTCTAGAATTTGCTTACCTAAACGATAGTCAGCATAGTTACTCATCTGTTCACTTGTGATACCTGCGTCTTTTTGTTCTTGTGTAGTCCAAGTATCTCTGTCTTTAAAGAACTCATTGACTACCTCCCAGTCTTCCTTTAGTAAAGCCAACTCCTCCTTTATTGTAGGCAGGTGGTCTTCACAAAAGTAGTAGTCTAAATAATTGTTGTAACCAGCAGATCCGAATCTATCTGCTGCGTCGCTTGATTGTACTGCAAACATAAACTTGCCGCTTATGTCTCCATCATAATATCTTCCCATAATTTCTATTTATTTATATTAGTTAAACTTATTTTCTTGTGCATACTCCCATACTTGTTCATATACTTTGTCGTCTACAAAATCCCAAAAGAAGTCTGTAATGTCCATTCCATTTAGCTCAACTAAATGTATCTCCATATCTTCTACAGGGGGGTCTTCATAAGTCCCACTTGTGTAGTAATACATATACTCTACTAGTACTGTATAGGTCTCTGTCTTTAATTCGTAAAATCCTTTTTTAGATATACTCATAGTTTGTAATTTATTAAGTTAATAAAAGTCGTAATATATTTCCATTACTTTGTCTCTCTCTTGTTGAGTAAGTTCAGTTGCTTCCTTGCCATATAGGTTGAAAGAAATCTTTAAAATTGTTGTACTTGTGTCTGCCATAGTTTAAAAATTAAATTGATTAATAGTATGTTCGTCTTCTATAATATCACCGTAACATATATCACAGTAATGGTCGTTGTAATCTAATACAGGCTCAGGGTTGGCACATTTGCACTCGTAATGTTCAATTCCACCTAACAAAGGATTGTCATAAAATCCATATACCTCCTGAGTAAATGTCTTGTGATGCTCTCCCTCATCTTTTACAGTGTCATTGAAGTATATATAAGGAGTAAGTACAGTACACATATCTTCTAATATAACATCTGTCTTTCTTCTCTCATACCAAGTGGGGTGTCCCTCTAGCCTGTCAATACTTGGTAGGCACGTCTTCCTGTCTACTAAGAATAGTTCAATATCTATGTGGTGTCCTACTCCTGGCTTGTCAAGTACATAAGGTATGCCTTGTATCAACATAGGGTATTTCTCTAAAGTGTTCGCCTTGCCTACATAGATAGAGTCTGCCAAGTGGTAGTCGTAATTACTACCATACCTCTTGAGTGTGCCATACACACCAATCAATACCTTGTCAAGTACATTTGTTTTACTGTACCAAATGTCATTTACTTTAGTCCAATCAGACTTGTTGTATAGCGTATACTTCTTAGTCTTTAGGTTGGCAGTAACAAACCTTGAGTCATTCATCTCCAACACTTCTCTCCATCTATTGGGTGGTACGTCTGAAAGTATCTCGGCTAGGTGCTGAGTGTCTGTCTTTTTCTTGTTACCTAGTCCGTATACTGTACCATTTTGAAACAGTATGTTGTCCTTGTTGATGTCGAATGGGTGACAGTTAGCCTTGCTGACTTCACCGATCGTAGCATACCTAAAGTGTGCAATGTATGGTCGTTTAGTTTTGAGTATCATATAGTCTGCGCTATCGTGATAGGTCACGTTCCACTTGTCTAGCCACAATACGCCTAGTCCATCTGGGTTCTTGACTGATGATGCAATTAGTGTCTCAGTCTTAATTTGTTTCTTGTTGTCTTTAATAATAATTATACACATTGTTATTCTTCGTTAGAGTGATTAATAAATTCATTTATATTTGATGATGTTTCTTCTACAATTAAGTATCTTCTAAAGTGGTGTGCCAATTCAAATATAGCATCTACTTTTTGGTCATTACCATTGTACATCTTCTTGATAATGTGACGTATGTTTGAAAGAAATACTTCGAAATGTACCCTGCGTTCAAATGAGTGGTGCATAATCTTGTACATCAAATCATAACGTAACTTTAATTGTTTTACATTGGCTACTGCCGATGGTATCCTAAGCTCAACCTTACAACCCTTGACGTGAACAGGTGCATACTTGACATTGTTATCTTTCTTTATGCCCTTGTTACTACAGCAATAGCTACGTTTCAATCGGTATCGGTATAGTGCATACAGTATGGCTAACTTCTCCCTCATTTTATCTACCAATTCATAGCCATCTGTCATACCATTTACAGATACAGTAATGTGACCACCACAAGTGATATCTTTAGGGCTGTTAATTACCATTGATGCCTCGTCCATCATATCGAAAACCTTGAGTCGTGCCTTACTTCTAGGAGAGCCTAAGGGCAGTATGTGAGTCACTGCCTCCACACCACAAGAACTATCGGTCTCGAATCCTGCAAACAAATCATACCAACCTACTTGGTCACCTTCGTCAGTAGCATCTCCATTGTCTGTATGAAATACATTTTTCTCTATCTCAAACCCAATGTTGAATTGTGTATTGTGTCCATGATATGGACTGTTAAGGTTTTCTACATAGTCTTTGCACGAATGATAGTTTCCAACTTCATTACGTTCATATCCTGAGCCTGGCATGTTGTCGGTGTCATAATAATATTCATCATCTACATCGCAGTAAGTCGCATCATTTTCGTGAACACTTTCGTCTATGTCGGTACAGTAGCTTGTGTGGTCACAATATAACCAATGTCCTGCCGCTGTTCCTCTTTCAATCCAACGGTAATCGGAATCACAGAAACTTTCTTCGTGTCCGTAATCGCCACAATAACTGGTTGAAAAGTCTTCATCAGTCGAATAGAACTCTTGTGAAACCTGACAAAGATAAACAGCATCTTTAGGGTAATATTCATCATCATCTATTGTAAGACGATAGTTCTCGTCTCTGAACTCTCTCGTTACAACGTCGCCATTAACTTCGTAAGCTTCGTCACTTGGTATGTGTCTATCCATTACCTTAGACCATACCATTTCTTCTAATTGTGTTTCCATTTTTTAAATAGTATAAATTATATTATAGTTCTCCTTACTAGGAATGTCTTCGTACAAGGCTGCGCCTCCATCGTTACCTTCGTCGTCACTCTGTAATATTATGTAACTCTCATCAGTAAACATAATAATGAGTGGTCTTTTGTACCAACCAAACTGATCGGCTTCTTCTCTTGTCATATACCTACAAGAGTCTATCTTCTTTCCTTTTAATAGCTTGTCAAACTTTGCTGAATGTGTTTCGTCTTTTGTTCTCATAATTAATTTGATTTGATTGTTTCTGAAAAATTCTTGTTAATGAATGTCTCTACTTCGTTACCATATTTGTCAGCATCACTGTATCTGACAAGAACTGCTGTTACTTTGTTGTAAGGAACTTTCTCTGCATAATAAAATTCTGTGCATATTATATTCTTCATACCAAAGTCCACCAATTCTACCCAATCACAATTTTCAATTATTTTTAGACCAAAATTTTCCTCTGTTAAATTGAATGCTCTAAGGTCTGTTGTAATTAAAATTTCTTCTACATCTTTTCTCATAAACAATTCTATGATGTCTGTGTCATTAATAATTAAATCTTTTGTTCTCATATTTATTTATTTATATATTACTAATAATAATTTGTTTGAATGACTGACCAGTCTTTATTCTAGTCTCCACTTTATCTTCAGCAGATTTGCGTACGTCTTTTTCTAATTCATTGTAGGATTTTTCTCCGTATAGTTTATTATAAAGTTCTTTGAATCCTTTGTAATTAACTTTTTTATCGTTTAGATACCATTCAATTTCGCTATCTGTTTGGTCAACTTCAAATTTGTCTTTGCCAATAGTTTTATAGATATAAGAGTATACTCTTACTTCTGCTCTAAACATGGAATTAATGTTTATAATGATTTTAGATTCCATGTTGTAACTAATGTGGTCTACTAAGTGTATTGCTTTCATATTTATTTATTTAGTTTATTATTATTATTCCCTCGTAAAAATGTCCTTGATATGGGCAGTCTAATAGTAACTTGTTCTCCCACTCTCTGCTATCATCTGTCACTAAGTTTGGGTATATCATATTCTCTATTGGATTGAAAAATATATCTATACCTTTGTCCCTGCCTTTGAATCCGTTCATTTCTGCTATTAATTCATATATGTCTTTGCCTCCGAAGTCTCCATATCCTTCGTAATCATTCTCTTCCCATACATTACCTTTGTTGTCTATCATATAGACTGTGAATGTTGGTCTGACTTCGTTCCATTTGTTTGGCACACTCTTGTTCGTGTCCGTTGTCATAAAGCTAAATACTCCCATAATTAGTTTTTAATTGCCCAAGATGCTCCTGCACCTAAGTCGGTTAATACTCTCTTTGTTCGAGTCCACCAAGTACACTGGTCCTCTCTGTCTTTGTACTCTTGCTCTGTGTATACGTGAACGTGTCCGTTCTCTGTTATACAATGTAATCCGTTTACTACTACGTGTTTGCGTTCCATATATTATGATTTTAAATTTAACACTACTACTACTACTACGAATAGGATTATGCAAAAAATATTTCCTGCGTTACCTAAAATTGAATCTTCTTTCATTTTGTTTATGCTTTTAAATTAATAATATTCTTATGAGTGTGAACACCACTCCCCAAAGCATTCATCTCTCGCTTTATTGCGTTCTCTAATCTTCTTCTCTTGTAGATTTCTTTTGCTTCAGTCCAGGTGCATTGGATTTCTTGCATTATGTCTGTGATAACTTCTCCAAACATTTTCTCTTTTCTCTTTTCTCTTGCAGAGATTAACGCACCAAGCTCTCCCACTTTTATGCGTATTCTTTTACGTTTTCCCATTTGTTTACTTTTTAATAAATTCTCTTACTATTGTTACTATACAAAATAATAGTACTAACACTATCATTCCTGTGATAGTGTAATCTGTAAATTGTGTTACTGACATCTTTTGTTTATTTAATAATTAGTAAAGGTGGAGGGATTCGAACCCTCTCACCTCTCTCTTGGTTTTTATCTTTTCAGTCATTCTCAGATAGTCTAACCATACCCATAGACCTTCTATTACCTTGATACATTCCTATCTTCCCAATATTGTATCTCTGTAATATCGTTTCTCTTTTCTCTTTACAACATAAACTCTCCACTTGCTAGGTGTTTCTGTCTATGTGCTTTAGTAGTTACGAGAGGCAGTTTTACGGCTCTCTACTATATCGAAATTATATAGTCCACTCCATGCTTTACAAGTAGTCCTGATACTTTACTCTTACATGGCCTCCCACCTCATACCAAATGCCGTAGGGTTGTCAGTTATCTAAATGCAATTGCTTGGGATCCTGCCTCAATGGTATTAATGTTTATTAGTAGATAGGTGGTAACTTGACTCACCTCTCCCATTAAAAATGCTTTGCATTACGTGGTATTTTATTCCAAACAGAATAGACTTTAGGCCTTCATCTTGTGTTTAACGTCATTAGGTGCTGACTCCCTTAGCTACTAACTAACAATAGCTGTTTCTATCTATTCAATATGTCTACATTTACAACTTGTTTGCAATGGTCTTGCCTATTGCCTGTGTTAATATATGGACTTGCCTATATATTGAAGTTGTATTTTTTTAATGTAAGTAAGAACGTTTATTTTAGCCTATTTTTAGGCTTTTTGTGGGCGTTAAACATCGAAGTTTAACTTTGTGCTATTTCACACAAATAACGCCCTTAAATTAGCTTATATTACTTATTAGCTTTTTTCTGATTAGCTATGAAAACAAGCGCTTTATTAATTTCAAAACCTTTGCCCAAAAGTTTAACGATTTTTTGTGCAAGTTGATTAAAGTAAAAAACTGAATAGCTTTTGTCTTTGTTTACTCTTACGGCCTCAAGCGACATTTCAAGTAAAATTTTATCTTTTGCAATTTTGTTAATTACTTTATTTGCAAGTTTCAAATCTGATAAATTTTCATACCCTGAATTTACTAAACTAACTTTGTTTTGTCTTCTTTTAGCTTCTATTAAATTAGCTTTGCCATTAAATCTAAATTCGATTTGCTCTAACTTGTAAACATTAGATGCTAAATGGCTACTTTGAGGGTTTGCAAGTCGCTTTTTTCTTCGTTCTTCTTTTTGCGCTTTTGTTAAGGGTTTGCGTGTTACAACTTTTTTGCTTGTTTGAATTGCTTTTTTAACTGAATTACTTTTTACTGAATTTTTCATTTTTATATGTATTTAAATTAAATTGGCATTATCGCCATTGCAAATATATAGAATTAAATTTATATAAAACAAATAAATTATAAAAAAAAAGTAAAAAAAAATTAGATCTTTGAAACGAGCTTTTAAAATTGAATAGTTAAAATGTTGATTTTCAATAAGTTAGATAAATTATTGACTCCTGGAATTCACAAAAAAAAATTTAAAAATATTTTTTGTCTATTGTAAAAATTGAATAAAAAACAATAAATAAATATATCTTTTTAGTATTAAAAAAGTTAGATATTTGATAAAATTAAGGCATAAATAAACCTTTGTTTTGTATTACGTAAAAACAAAATATAAGGGATAGGATAGGGGATAGGGGATAGGATAGGGGATAGGGGATAGGCAAAAAGCTAAAAAAATTTGACGCAAAAAAATCAAAATAAAACACACCCCCCCTATCAAAAATAAAACGGTTCTCGATCAGGGGTTGGCTGCGTATATTATATTATTACCCAGAGCCTCTATATAAGTAATATTAATTTTGTATCTTTGTTTTCTAAATGCTAGAGATAGAAATACATAATCGGATACCTATTGGATTTGCGATTGGTTGGAGTTGGTTTGGCATTGAGGAAAATTATGATTTCAATGAGATTATAATTTATTTAGTTATAATAAGCGTACATTTTAAATGGAAATAATATGATGAGTAAAAGACCAATTATGAAAGAGTATTTACAAGAACGAAACAAGCATGAGCTTGCTGGAGGATTTGATTATTACTCGACAGGAATTAAAAAATTAGCTAGCTTTAAAAAAGCTAAAGATCGTGCTAAGCAGATTAGTATGATAGCAGAAGGAATTGAATTAGCTGAAGCTAAAAAGAATTTTTTTAGTATTTATAAATAACTTTCTTCCCAATAATTAGATTGTGTTTCTCAGAAAGAGGGGTTAAACTTATGTTTGCCCCTTTTTTATGTCGGTTTATGTCGAGGGTATGTCGGTTTTATGTCGATTTTTTTTTACCTAAACTATTGATTTTATTATACTTTACTTTATTTATGTCGATTATGTCGGTTTTTATTCTAATTATATAGAAAATAAAAAAAGATATAGTAGTAATTATATATATATATATATATAGAAATAAAATCGACATTTTGTCATTGGCATTATTTTTGTATCTTTGCCTTAAATCTAATTAAACTTAAATATGAATCCAAAAGAATTATCCTTCGACCAAGAAGGGAGAGACAAATTATTAAACGGCATAACTACAATTTCAAAAGCTGTTAAAAGTACATTAGGGCCACTCGGTAAGACTGTACTAATCGAATCACAGAATCATACACATGGAATAACGGTAACTAAAGATGGAGTTACGGTTGCTAAGTCTATAGATTTAGAAGATGCGGTAGAAAATTTAGCTATACGTATGATGAAGGAGGCTGCTGAGAGGACTGCAACTTCTGCAGGAGATGGAACGACTACTGCGATAGTTTTAACGGAGGCTATTGTAAAGGAGGGTATGCGTGTTATAGAAAAAAATCCTGATATTAATACGACTGAATTAATACGAGATATAAATAATGTTACTGATGAATTAATAAAGTCATTAGGTAAGTCTTCTAAAAAGGTAACTGGTAAAACTTTGCGTGATGTAGCTACTATATCTGCCAACAATGATTCTGTTTTAGGCAAAATGATTGCTAGTGCTTACAAGGAATTGGGTAGAGATGGAGTTCTTACTGTAGAGAATAGCAAAACTGACCAGACTTATTATGAGATAACAAAGGGAATTAAGATTGACAGGGGATATAGTTCTAAGTTATTTATCAATAATCACAGAAACGATGAATGTATATTAGATGATGTATGTGTTTTGATGACTGATATGGAGATTACTAATATTCTTCAGATTGAAAATATATTAAAACCAATTATTAATCAGAACAAGAAATTACTGATTATCGGTAACTGCGCACAGAATGTAACCAATACATTAGCTGCCAATGTAATCCAGAATAATTTAAAGCTTTGTAATATTATACCACCATCATTTGGATATAAGACCAATGAGCTTATGAGTGATATTGCTTTGTCGATAGGTGCGAAATATTTTAGTGAGTCACAGGGAGACAACATAGGTATGTTGACAATGGAAGATTTGGGTCATGCAGATAAGATTATAGTAGGTAAAGATAGTACTGTTATTATAAATGATGATAAAAGTAGTAAAGATGCTAAGCTTAGAATAGATGAATTGAAGGTTCAGAAGGATAATAACAAGGATAAGAAGGAAAGGGACTTTATTACGGAGCGTATTGCTCTGTTATCAGGTGCTGTAGGTGTAATATATGTAGGAGGAAACTCTGATGTAGAGCAGAAAGAGAAGTATGATAGGGTAGAAGATGCTGTTTGTGCAGTAAGATCGGCTATTGAAGAGGGTATTTTACCAGGAGGAGGCATGGCTCTTGTAAGATGTGCAGAGAATTTAAGGGATGGACACGCTAATGACGTGTTATATTTAGGATTATTAGCTCCATTTAGTCAAATATTAGCAAATGCAGGTGAAGATATAGGAAATATAAGAGATAAAACGTGTAGTTGCTCTAAAGTTCCATATAATTACGGATATGATGTAAAAAACAAAGTATTTGGAGACATGTATAAGATGGGAGTTATAGATCCTGCAAAAGTTACAAAGAATGCACTAAAAAATGCAGTAAGTGTAGCTACAACCATACTAAGTACAAACGCAATAGTAACAATGAAACGAAAATAATTATGAAAGCAGTAGGAAAGTACATTGTAATTACAGAAATTAAAGAACAACAAAAAACACAGTCAGGAATATTATTGACTTCAGATGACACGAACTTACAAAGATACAAAAAAGGATTAATAGTTATTCCAGGGACTGATGTGTCCGTTGTATCAAAAGATGATGTTATTTATTACGATAAAAACGCAGGTCATAAAATGATGTTGGAAGAAGATGTAGTTACAATTATATCTGAAAGAGATATTGTAGTTGTACTATAGTTTCTTTTTAATTTCCTTATTCATTTTCTTTATTATCTTACGATATACTTTGTGAGAGTAGTTTGCTTTCGGATCGAATATGGGATTTCGTCTTCTATCTTCTGAGACAGTTTCCTCCATATTTAATTTTTTATAAATCGAAGCGCATAAGCGCTTACCTCTAAAGCCCAGTTCGTACAACGTTGATTCACGTCCTTTGCGTTTACGCCAAACAATAATCCATTTATCTTTTTTGAGATTGTGGAATCTGTTTCTATCCCAAGACATAATCTCATTATATTCTTCAAATTGTTTTTGAGTAAACAATCCTTCACTATATAGGAATAGCATCATTTCAATATCAGCTGTACCTACACCGTACTTAACTTTAGCCCATTGCTTAACAACTTTCCAATATTTTAGATAATCATTTTTAGGCTCATATCTTTCGTAAATTCTCTTTACTTTTCTTAAAATTTTCATTTAATTAAATTTGTATCTTTGCAAATATAATCTTTTATTATGGCATTAAGCAGAACTGCTAAGTTTTATAGGGACAATCCTAAAGCACGAAAAAAACGTCGAGCTTATCAGGCCAAGTATAATAAAAAGAAAAAATCAATAAAACAAAGAGTAGCTGATAACAAAGCTAATAGGCGTTTTGGAACTTACGGAAACTATGATGGACTTGATGTTTCTCACAGAAAAGGTAGGGTAGTATTGGAGAAGGCATCTAAAAACCGAGGAAGTAAAACAAATACTCCAGGAGATAGAAGAGCTAGAGGTAAAAAAGGTAAAGGAAGAAAAAATAAAGGTAACACAGGAGGCAAATAAATTATGGCACTAGGAATAGGAATAGCAAACGGAATACCGTTTTTAGAAGAAAGACAACCAATTATTATAACCGATTTCATCATTACAGAGATTGATGAATTTTGTATACAAGAAACAGGTGGAGCTAATGCAAGAATGCTACCTGAAAACTAATAAATAAAAAAATGGCAAATTTAAAATTTTCACAATTCGAAACCAAAACAGTAATAACTGACGTAAATTTTCTAGTCGGATATACTGCATTAGAAAACGTACAAATAAGTACTAGTGATTTGTTCGCTGGATTTGGTACAGGAACTCCTAAAGATATCACTATGTGGAATGCTGCAGGCACAGGTATAGTTGATAGTATAATGAATCAAAATGCCACTGACGATGGGATTGAAATATTTGGCAATTTATATGTAGAAAACAATTATACTAGTGATGGAGATATAACATTAGCTAGTGGCGCTATTACATTAACAGCAGGTAGTGTTACAGCAACATCAGGTGTTGCGTCTTTTAATAGTTTTGTAAAAACAGGAGGTACAGCACTACAGTATTTAATGGCTGACGGTTCTGTTACTACAGCACCACCAACAGGAGTTACTGAGTTTATAGAGTTAACAGACACTCCAAATAGTTATGGTTGTCCTCCAGGGTTTGGTGCAGCAAATGCTAATGGAAAGAATGTTAAAGTAAACTCTGCAGGCAGTGGATTAGAATTTACTTCTGATTATTTTGATTTTGCTTGTAGCGATGAAGACACTGATTTAACATCAGGAAACAAAAAATTTACTATTGTTTTTACTAGAGCTTTTAATTGTGTATCAGAAATTAGATTTTCAGTTACTCAAGCTCCAACAGGTGCAGATATTATTTTAGAAGTTGCAAAAAATGGAACTAGTATTTTTACAGGAACTAATTATCCTACGATAGATGCAGGTACAAAGACAACAAATGTATCAGCATCACCTCAAGTAATACCGAATGGAAGTGTAGACTTTGCTGTAGGAGATGAACTATTAGTAGGAATACTGCAGACAGGAAGCATAAATAAAGGGGTAGGACTAAAAGCAAGTATGGTATATAACGACTGTATATGTCTAATATAAAATAAAATATGAATTTTTTAAATACGTTTTGGTATAATACTTCAGGAGCTTCTAGTTTTGAAACTAAATGGAGAACAAGTGCTAACAACCAATCAATTACTTTGCCTTATGAAAGCAGTGGTACTTATTCTGGAACTATTGATTGGGGAGATGGAACTGTTGTAGCAAATACTTACGCAAATAGAACTCATACTTACGCAACTGGTGCAGATTACAACGTAATAATTGATGGAGAATGTTCAAAATGGAACTTTCAGGCAGTAAATACTTCTAGATTAAAAATAATTGAAGTATTAGGTTGGGGTACGTATAGTTTTGAAACCTGTAAATTTACTAATTGTAAAGATTTTATTGGAGGTCCTGTTTGTAGGGATTTAATAAATTTATCTCCTAGTGCTGCTCTTTCATTTCAGAGTTGTAGTAAATTAACTACCATTCAAAATATAGAGTTTTGGGATATTAGTAATTTGACTAATACTTCATTTATGTTTCAAGGCTGCAGACAATTTACTGGAGATTTATCTAATTGGGATATGAGCAATGTAACTAATGCATTTTTTATGTTTACAACTGCTACAGATTTTAATTCAGATTTGAGTTCTTGGGATACTTCTTCAATAACAAATTTTACATATATGTTTGCTAATGCTGAAAGTTTTAATAGCGATATAAATTTTGACCTTACTTCAGCAACTAATAATGCTTATGGAATTTTTAATGGTTGTATTTCTTTTAATGGTGATGTTAGTGGAATGGATACAAGTACATTAACTTCTATGAGCCATATGTTTAATAATTGTACATCTTTAAATAATAATTCTATGATGGGTTGGGATGTGAGTAATGTAGAAGATATGACTAATATGTTTGCAAGTTGTTCTTCTTTCGATCAAGATTTTACAACTTGGGATACATCTAATGTAGGAACTATGTTTCGTATGTTTAGTAATGCTAAAGTTTTTAATAGTACGGTTAGTGTGTTTGATACAAGTGATGTAAGAAATATGACTTCTATGTTTCAGGGTGCTGATTTATTTAATCAACCAATAGGTAATTGGGATGTGAGTAAGGTGACAAAAATGGAACAAATGTTTTTTCAAGCTCAAGCTTTTAACCAAGATATTAGTTCTTGGGATGTGAGTAAGGTATATAATTTCAAAGGAATGTTTAATGGTGCTTTCGATTTTGATAAGCCCTTATCAAATTGGGATATTGTTTCTCTTAATTCATTAACAATGGAAGATTTTATGGTTAATAAAA